TACATTAGGAAGTAAAACAACAGCGATTGGTGTAGGCGCTTTAGAAGCGCAAAACTTTACATCAGCTACAGATTCTTTTAACACAGCCGTGGGGTATACAGCAGGAGCCGCAGTAACCACAGGCGTAAACAACACATTCGTGGGTGGTCTTGCAGGTGATAATGTTACAAGCGGGACTCAAAACACTCTTATAGGCGCACAGGTTGAAGCTGAAGCCGCAGGTAGTAACAACTGCATAGGCTTAGGTTTTAACATTGTAGCAGGTGCAGGGTTTACAACTCTTGGTATTGATGCTAATGACATTAGAGCCGCACATGGTACAGCAACATGGGCCGCAGTATCTGACGAACGCTACAAGAAAGACATCACAGACTCTACAGCAGGTCTTAGCTTTATTAACGCTCTACAGCCTCGTACCTTTAAGTACAAGACACTTGGCGAACTACCTGAAACCTTTAGAGCTTACAAAGCTGACTCAACCGAAGTCTTTAAAAACTCTGACACCAACCACGGCTTTATAGCCCAAGAAGTCAAAGCAGCTATAGATGCAGATGACAGCATTAAAGACGGCTTTAGACTATGGGACGATAGAGAAGATGGCTCTCAGGAAGTAGCAGAAGCTGCCTTAATACCCATCCTAGTCAAAGCAATCCAAGAGCAGCAAGCCTTGATTGAATCATTAACAGCAAGAATCACAACCTTAGAAGGATAAACAACTATGAGCGAAGATAGAACATCAGAAGAATGTGCCGCAGACTTCACGGCAATGGGTCACAGCATTAGTCTAATCACAGACGTAATCGCAGGAGACGCTATGGCAGATGAAGAAGCCGCAGACAGGCAGGATTGTGTTGACAGAAATGTAGCCCACCTTGAACTTATGAAAGCTAAAGACGATTGGGGTAGCGAAAGTTTTACAGCTACTGACGCAGCTATTAGCGCAGGAAAAGGATACACAGCATCATGAGCGAAATAGAACGAACAGCAGAAGAAAAAGCACAAATGTACAGCGCAATGCTTGGCAGCGTTAGCGTTATCACCAATGCTTTAGACGCAGACAACGACTTTTGCGACGACATGACAGACGAAGAAGTGAAAGAGCGCGTTATGCGTAGCTCCGGTTATCTGTCAGCAGGTGTAGCACTCGACGATTGGGGCAGCGAAGATATGTCCGCAATCAATGCTGCTATTGCTGCTGCTGAAGCTGCCTAGTTATTAAAGAGCATGGAAGCACTAGACCTTGTAAATACAATGTGGCCGATAGCGGTGGGCTTTGTTACGTTGGTCATAGTGCTGGCTAAGATGCATGGCGATATAGAGACTATCAAAGAGAAGGTAAAGATGCTCTTTGAGCTATGGAACAAGAAAGACTAATGATTGCCGAAATAGCTACAGTTATATCGGTTGTCAAGGGGCTAAATGACGCGATAGGCGCTTTAAAAGAAGCTGGCGGGCATGCTAGTGATATATCTTCTGTCATGGAACGGTATAGCAAAGCTAACGAAACCATCCAAGATGTAGAAAGTAAATATGTTGGTAGGCTGTCAGTGAAAGAATCGTTACAGATAACGATGGCAAAACGGCAATTGAAAATGTTTAACCAGCAGCTCAAAGATCAATTCACAATGGCGGGCTTAGGGGCTGATTATAAAGAAATGATGAACAGGGTCGAAGAGAGTCGCTTGGAACATGAAAAGCAAATAAGGATAGCGTTGATCCGCAGGCGTAAGAACATTGCTTTTGCCAAACAACTTGGCGTTGCGTTCACGGCAGGAATTATTGGATTTGGCGTTATACTTGGGACTATCATTTTGTTGTTTAAGAAGTAACAAAAAACACAAGACAAGATGAAACTTGTTAAAAATAATGGCAGAATGATTAGACTTTAAAATAAACCTAGGAGAAGTTATGACCGAACAAGCAGAAATACAAGAAGCAACCTTAACTATTGATGATCAAGAATATAAGGTAAACGATCTTAGAGATGATTCTAAGACTCATTATGTTGAGGTAATTAATCTTAGAAATCAAGTTAGTCAGTTGCATAATCAAATAAATGCAGCTCAACAGCAAGCTTTAAATTTACAAGTTGCTCTTGGGTTTCGCGAGAATGCTTTGCGGGAATCGATAAAAGTAATTGAAGAAGATGAAATAGAATCGGAAGCAAGCTAATGGCTCAGACTCATGCTAGCAAAGCGTTGCAGAAAATAGAGCTTCATGAACGTGAGTGCGTTTTGCGGTATGACTCAATCCATGAAAGACTTGATTCTGGAAGAAAAAGATTTGATAAGTTAGAAAATATGATTTGGGGAATATACCCTGTAATGATAGCTTCTCTTGTTGCCATTGTTGGCTTGGTGTTAGCTAAATGAATCTTAAAGCGATTAAAGGACTGATTGGCGCAGTAGCTCCTACTATTGGGCAAGCTTTGGGCGGGCCTTTAGGCGGGGCAGCAGCTCAAACAATTGCTAGCGTTCTTGGCTGCAATCCTGATGAGAAAAGTATTGTTCATGCAGTGCAGGCAGCAACGCCTGAGCAACTTGCTGAGCTTAAAAAAGCCGAGCTTGATTTTCAGGTTCAGATGAAAAAACTAGATGTAGATGTTTTTGCGCTAGAAACAGAAGACATTCAGCATGCTAGGTCTGCCTTTAAAGGAGATTGGACTCCAAAGTTTATTGCGGTAGCTTGTGTTTTATTTTTTGGTGGATACATTGCATTGGTTACTTTGCAAGATCCTGCTGCAAATGATGACGGTATTGTAAATCTTGTGCTGGGTTATTTGGGAGGTATCGTTTCATCGATCATTAGCTTTTATTACGGCGCGTCACATAAGCATGAAAAATGAATAGATTGATAAAAATGCTCAGAAGGCATGAAGGAGTTAGGGACAAAGTCTACATGTGTTCCGCCGGATACGAGACCATTGGTGTTGGCAGAAACATATCTGAATCTGGGCTTGGTATTTCAGATGATGAAATAGATTACATGCTAAACAACGACATCAACAGATGCCGAGAAGAGCTGTCTAAAGAATACTTTTGGTTTAACACTTTAGATATGGTAAGAAAAGAAGCTCTTATAGATTTGTCATTTAATATTGGGCAAACAAGATTAAGAGGGTTTGTTAAAGCATTGGCTTACATGGCTGAAAACAATTTTGAAAAAGCTGGAGATGAATTTTACGACAGCAGATGGGCAAAGCAAGTTGGAGATAGAGCGTTAGAGCTTTGTCAAATGATTAAATCTGGCGAGTACCAAGAGAGGTAACATGTCACAACGACCTATTTTTAATAACAGAAGCTTTTCTGCTGACAACTTTTTGCGTGGATTAGATAGCTCGTATGGCGGAATGTTTCAAGAGCCCGGAATTAATAACTACAGGCAGAACTTGTTTCAGCGCAGCTCTCAAAATCAAAGATATCAAGAGCCTACCTATGGAATACCTAGGATGCCTCCGGGTATGCCTGATCCTTTTTATCCGCCTAGGCAACCAGCTCCTCGATTTCCTTCTCCCGGCAGGAAAGGTCAAAGAAATGCGCCTCAGCCAACAGGCTATTACCCGCAACCTCCTAGCTCGCCAACATATCCTTCTTTTGGATTTAATAGTCCGGGCAGAAAAGGAAGCCCAATGGGAATGCCTAGCTATCAACAGCCAATGATGCCTCGTGGTTATGGTCAGACCAGCAACTTAACTCAATTTAATCCTTATAGATTTAGCGGATCGAGTGTTCCTTCAAATTTGAACATGTTCCAGAATCCTCACTATCAGCCCTATAATTCCAGCATGTTTAATTCAGGGGCAAGAATAACAAACGCTCCTAGTTCAGCTTCTGTCCCGACTCCTAATGCGTCTATGCAACCTACACCTCCACCAATAACACCTACTAATGAGCAGTCAGATATTTCTCAAAACATACTAAGAATGTCTACCGGACTTATTGATGAGGACATGCAATATGATTTGAACAATGATGGAAGAATTTCTTCTAGAGACGCTTTGCTCTATACAAGAAATCCGGGCGATTATTCATTTTCTAATAACGCAGACACAATGTATACCTCAGCGCCTACAACTGCTATGTCGGCTCCTCCGTCATTGTCAAATCAGTATAATCAAATGGGATTTGGCGGAGGATTTAATAGTCCGGGAAGAAAAGGCAATACGATGCCGTCCTCAAATCAGAGTCAACCTTCAATGGGGTTTGGTGGAGGCTTTAACAGTTTTAGTAATTATCCTAGTCAGGGCAAAGGCATGATGGGCGGAGGGCAAACCGCGTTTCCTAATAAAGATGTATTGTCTTCTTATATAAATCAATGAGAACAAAAAATGCCGTTAACAAAAATACAGTTTGCTCCGGGCGTTAACAAGGAAGGGACTGAGTATTCAGCAGATTCTGGTTGGTTTGACTCTGACAAGATTAGATTTAGAAAAGGTCGTCCAGAAAAAATAGGTGGATGGAGAAAATTTACTGAAGATTATTTCTTAGGAGTTTGTCGATCAATACATGACTGGGCTTCATTGGAGTCTATTAAGTATATTGGTCTTGGAACTAATCTTAAATTTTATGTGGCAGAAGGTAGTAGCTTTAATGATGTTACTCCGATTAGATTAACAACGTCAGCCGGGGATGTAACTTTTGCAGCAGTAAATGGTTCTTCTACCTTAACTATTACAGACACCGCGCACGGAGCGGTAGTAAATGATTTTGTTACTTATACAGATGCAGCAACGTTAGGTGGAAACATATCTGCAACCGTATTAAATCAGGAGTATCAAATTGCTTCTGTGCCAACAACAAGCACCTATACAATCACAGCTAAAGATGTTGATGGAAATGCAGTCTCTGCAAACGCTAGTGATACAGGAAACGGTGGGTCAAGCACAGTTGGCGCTTATCAAATTAACACAGGATTAAATACTTTTATTAGTGGTACTGGTTGGGGTGCTGGCACATGGGGCTTTGGTACATGGGGAAGCTCTAGCGCAGTATCTTCTGCTGGTCAGCTTAGACTGTGGAGTCAAGATAATTTTGGCGAAGATTTGCTGTTCAATATTAGAGGTGGTGGTCTTTATTATTGGGATGAATCTAGTGGTACAGGTGCTAGAGCTGTAAATATTACCAGCCTTGGCGGAGCATCTAATGTTCCTACGGTTGCCTTACAAGTCATGGTATCTGATACGGATCAGCATGTAATAGCTTTTGGCGTAAATCCTATTGGATCATCTAATATAGATCCTCTTTTTATTAGGTTTTCAGATCAAGAAAACGTTGCTGATTGGACTCCAACCGCAACCAATTCGGCTGGTGGTGTAAGAATAAACTCCGGGTCTTTAATTGTTGGCGCGGTTCAAACCAGACAAGAAATATTAATATGGACGGATGTCAGCCTACACTCTATGAGGTTTGTTGGCGCTCCATTTATATTTGAATTTACAAGAGTTAGCTCTGACGTTTCTATGATTTCTCCTAATGCTGCTGTTAATGCAAGGGGATCTGTTTACTTTATGGACAGAAAAAACTTTTACGTTTACAACGGATCTGTGCAGCCATTACCTTGTTCGGTAAAAGACTTTGTGTTTTCTAACTTAAATCAAGATCAGGCATATAAAGTTTTTGCCGCAGAAAACAATGACTACAATGAAGTCACTTGGTTTTATCCTATAGGGTCTGATGACACAGAAGTAACAAATTACGTTACTTATAATTACTCTGAAAACTTGTGGTCAGTCGGAACTTTATCAAGAGGCGCTTGGGCTGGAGGAACAACTAGGCAATATCCTTTAGCAACAACGGCGATTGATGGAGGCAATAATTATCTTTATGAACAGGAAGTTGGTTACGATGCTGATGGAGAAGCTATGACTGCATACATAGAGTCTGGCGATTTAGAAATGGCTGAGGGTGAATACCTTATGTTTATGAGCAGGATAATTCCTGACTTTACATTTAACGGTGATCAGTCAGATGCGACTGCCAATATAGTTATAAAAGGCAGCGACTTTCCATTAGAAGCTGCAACAACTTTGTCTACCTCTGTTGTTACCCCTAGCAGCACTCAGTCTTATGTAAGGAATAGAGCAAGGCATTCTATTGTTAGGGTTGAAAGTACAGGATCAGGCTATGGGTGGAGACTTGGGGACTTAAGATTTGACATGCAACCAGACGGGAGAAGGTAATGGCTTCTAGAAGAACGGTTCCTCTTCCTGTTCCAACTGAAGAGTATGTTAGAGAAAACGAGGCAATAACAAGAAGAACAATTGAGTTTGCTTTTCAAACTTTAGAAAACGATGTTGAGCTAGCAAAAACGCAAGGCGATAAAACCGGATCTTTAGCAGTAAGAAGATTTCAATTCTTACTAATGGGGGCATCTTGACAGACGTAATCTCAGTATTAGGTCAATCAGCTCCTAGCGCAACGACAACGACAACGTTGTATACTGCTCCTAATTTAGTTCAAACAACCATTAGTTCTTTAGTTATATGTAATAGAAGCGGTTCGGCACAAACATTTAGAGTGTCTGTTCATGTAGCTGGAGCTTCTGCAGACAACAAACAATATTTATTTTACGATCAATCCTTAGCAGGTAATACGACACAAACAGTGGTTATTGGTATGTGTCTTAATCAAACGGACGTTGTAAAGGTTTACGCAAGTTCTGCTGACTTATCTTTCAATTTGTTCGGAGTGGAGACTAGTTAATATGTATCAAAATCAACCGCCTTTACAGGCAAGAGCTGAGGATATGGCTCGCTATGGTCGTTATGGCGACAGTATGCTAGTTCACATGAACCCTGCAGAAGTGCAAGGGATAGCAGCTTTGTCTCCAACAGGAAAGCTAACAATTAATCCTGTAACGGGACAGCCAGAAGCCTTCTTGCCATTTTTAGCGCCAATATTAGGTAGCATGTTTGGATCTTCGTTGCTTGCTGGATCAACTTTAGGCGGCATATTAGGTGGAGCTGGATTAAGTTCTGCAGCAGCAGGTGCTATTGGCTCTGGCCTTGCTACTACTGCTGTAACAGGAGATCTTAAAAAAGGATTGCTTTCTGGCATTACTGGTTTTGGTTTGGGTCAAGTTTTAGGCGCTGCTGGAGATGCATTAAACCCAGAAATAATTGACGCTACAGCAGCATTAGGAGATGCATCAACAGCTGCTGCAGAAGCTGGCAAAAACTTAGCATTGACTGCAGGAGAAGTTGCAGACCCTGTAGCCGAAGCAATAAAGAATGCAGGTAACGTAGGAACAAGCTCGATTACAGGATCGGCAACAAATCAAGCATTGCAAATGTCTCCAGCAATATCTTCTACTAGTGCAGAAGGAATTAAAAATGCAGCAAATGCAAAGGTAGCAGACCTTTCAGGTCAGATTGATTCTCTCAGATTAGATCAAACTGCAGGGGATAGATTTCTTGCTCCGTTCAAACAGCCCGGAGCTTTTGGCAAAGCTTTAATGAAGCCAGCTAACTTGGCCGCTGTTGGGGTTGGAGAAGGGAAAATAGCAGAAATTGAAGCAAGAGAGCTTGCTGAAGAAGACAACAAAAGATTTGAACGAGATCGTGAAGCTGAGTATCAAAGGGCTCTTGGCAATATGAGCGGTGCTTACGATCAGTTAGAAAGTGATTACGCTTACAAAGATTACCAAATTCCAAGATATTCAATGGGGGGTGTGACCTCGATAGACCCTAACCATTACGCAGAAAGTGTTAAAGGATTGCAGCAATTAGCTGGCGGCGCTGTTCAAATGTTTACTGGTGGTGAAATATTTAATAACTTAAACTTTGGAAACTCTGGGCCAGTTGGAAGTTTTGGGTCTGCACAAAGACAATCTGGAATCAGAGGCCCAAAAGCTATTTCTTCAGCGGAACTTCAAGGAACTCGCCCCGGTTTTGATGCTGAGATAAATTATTTTCCAAAAAGAACTCCAGAAAGCCCAGAAGATATTATTTTAGAACCTACTGGAGATTCTAATTATGGAGTTGATTTGTCTGGTGTTGATTTTTCTAACTTAGATCTTTCTCAGCTAGGTCTTGGTGGATTTAATCAACAAATTAGTGATTATTTATCTACCCCAGAAGGCAATGCAACAGTCGGATCTATTGATCAAGTACTAAATAATCAAGAAGCTTCCGCCCAATCACCAGTGAATCCTCAGTATAATTACAATGTTTCTGAAGGCATAGGAAATGAGCCTTCAATTAATTACGATGACATCTTGGCTGAAACAACGAGAACTGTGGGGAATAATACTCCTCCACCTGTTGCTGTTGCACCTCCACCTCCGCCAATGGCACCCCAGCCTGCACCAATAATGCCTCCACCTGTCGCTGTTGCACCACCACCGATTATTCCGCCTGCACCAGTATCGACAAATGATAATTTTGAACCTTATGCTGTTTCTTATAATGATGACGGGAGCATGGTTCAAAGTTTTGGCTCAGAAGGATTTTTAGATGAAGCCTCATTTTTAAATGCTAGGAATAATGCTTATGATTTTAATAATGAGCGGGTTAGAAAAATAAATGCAGCGAGGCGTTCCGCTTCTGCACCTGCACCCGCACCTGCACCAATAGCATCTCCACCGATCATTTCACCTGTTCAAGTGCCAGTACCTCCACCAATGACGGCTCCTAATGAGCTGTCAGATATTTCTCAAGCCCTCGGAAAATCTAATAACCCAGACACAATGTATACCTTGGCACCTCCAGTATCGCCAATGCCTATGCCAAGGTTTGAGGAAAGAGAAGGTATTGCTTCGCTTATGCAGCAGCCTTCACCTGTTTCAGCGCCAGTTATTCCTCCGATACAAGCGCCAGTTGTTCCACCTGTTGCTGTTGCACCTCCACCTGCGCCAATGATGCCACCTGCTCCACCTATTCGTCAGCCTGCACCAATGACACCGCCACCTATTCCTCAGCCTGCACCAATGCCTATGATGCCACCTCCACCTGTTGCCGTTTCTCCCCCTCCAAGCATTAATTCTCCAGTTAACGATATGATTGGAACTTTGGGTGGTAGAGGAATAGGCCCAGATGGACTTGGCACTGCTGGCCCCAAGGTATACAAAGGATCTGGTGATATAGACTTAGAAGCATTGAGAGCTTTTAAAACTCCGGCACCTTCTTCAAGACAGCCTGTAAAAGAAAATTCTTCGGCTCCTCCTCGTCAAACAAAAAAAGGAAGAGGCGGGTATAAATCGGAAGGTAAACTAAGGAAATTAATGGCAGAAGGTGGAGAGTTTGAATCTATGCCAATGAATGAAACAGCAGAAGCAAATGGTCAATTACTTATTGAACGTGCAGTACAAGCAATATCCGGTCAATTAAGCGAAGAAGAGTCTAGTGCGATAATTGCTAGCTTTGTTGATCAATTTGGCCCAGAAGCTTTTCAAATACTTAGAGAAAAAGTATTAGAAGAAATTGTTCCCGGCTCTCAAAAACAAGGAGAAATTATTGGAGCAGGAGGCGGGATGGATGACATGGTTCCGGGTATGATAGGAAATAGCCAGCCTGTAGCTGTTAGTCCCGGTGAATACATTATTCCTGCTGATGTTGTTTCTGGCTTAGGAGATGGTAGTACCGATGCTGGTGTTGGCGAGCTTGATCAGATGCTTGATAGAGTTCGACAAGAAAGAACTGGAACGTTAAGACAGCCAGCGCCAATGAGCATAGGAGGAGTGTTACCCGCATGATAAAACCTATAGAGTTTTCTAATCTAAAAAATATAAAGGATCTTTCTAGGGAGCCTAAAGTAAAGTCTAGATCAGAGCGAGGAGAGGCTACTCATACTATTGCTTTGGTTCCGTCTAATTACTTGGCTACTTTGTGGCCTGATGTAAGCGAGCAATTAGCGAAAGCTATCGCTAGATCTAAAGGCCGATGGAGCATGGAAATGCTTTTTGCATCCATACTAAATGGGCAGCAACATCTTTGGGTTGCTTTCGATTCAGACAAAAATATCAGTGGTGTTGGTACAACAGAGCTTGTTGATTATCCTAATAAAAGAATGCTTGCTATACAGTTCTTGGGTGGCGATAAGTTTAATGAATGGGTCTGGGATATGCTTGATAGATTTCATGACTGGGCTAGAGATAACAACTGCAAAGGCATAGAAGCTACAGCTAGAATGGGATTCTGGCAGTGGCTAAAGCAAGATGATTTTGAAAGATCATACGTTGTTTATGAAAAGAGGCTTGAAGAATGAGTAAAGGCGGCGGAGGCTCAAGCGGGCCACAAGAGGTTGTTCAAACAACAAGCAACTTGCCAGAATACGCTCGTCCGTATTTTGAAGAAATGCTTGGTCGATCCATGTATGAGACTACTCGTCCATACGAAGCTTATCCCGGTCAACGAATAGCAGACTTTACTCCTTACGAGCAAATGGGTATGCAAGGCATGTTCGACATGGCTTCTGCAGGCACTCCTCTGCAGCTGAGGCAAGCTTCGGATATTGCTTCTCAAATAGGATATCAAGATTCTAATATGGGGATGAATATTGCTGGAGGTTTTAATCCCCAGCAGATTGCATCTAATTATCAAGCGGGCATGTTTGATCCCGGTTATGCAGCAGGAAAACTTGGTCAAGGTTACGAGGCAGGGCAAAGGCAAGCCGAATACAGTCCAACTTCTTTTGATTCTGGCTATGATGCAGGCACCGCTACTCAAGGATATGTTCCGGGTTCTATTGACAGTAACCTTCAGGACAGAAACTTTTATTCTGGTTACAGGCCGGGAGAAAGAAGGAGTCAGTATGAGGCTGGCGATTTAAGCTCTGAGTATGATTCAGGAAGTTTTGACCCCGGCTATAATGCTACTACAAGAGAGGGTCTTCAGCTTTCTGGGCCTAGAAGAAATCAATATCAAGGCACTCAGTTTGATCCGGGATACAATCCTAATGACTTTGCTGCAGGACAAATAACTGCTCCGGGCGCTTCTCAGTATTATGGCGGGGATTTTGATCCCGGCTATCAAGCAAGAGATTTGAATCAAGGTTATGCCCCAATCGATTTTCAATCTAATTTTATTGGTGACACATTTGATCCGGGATATTCTGCCGGGAATATTGGTCAAGGTTATTCGGCTAGAGACTTAAACTCACAATTCACTGCAGGAGATTTTGATCCGGGTTATCAGGCAGGTGATTTTGAAGCAGGAAGACTTACTGTTCCCGGAGATTCCAGATATACAGCTGGAGATTTTGATCCGGGTTATCAAGCAAGAGACCTTCAACAAGACTATCAAGCAAGGGATTTAGAGTCTGGTTATCAAGCCGGAGATTTTGATCCCGGATATGTTGCAAGAGAACTCGGTCAAGACTATACAGCTAGAGAATTACAAAGTCAGTACGCAGGAGATATTGATACAGGCCCAGCTTTTCAAGCGGGTACTGTAGCTGATGCTGCAACTTTAGAAAAATACATGAATCCGTATCAACAATTAGTTACGGACATTGAAAAAAGAGAAGCGCAAAAACAATCTGACATTGCAGGATCTCAGATATCTCAACAAGCAGCAGCATCTGGCGGCCTTGGTGGATATAGAGAAGCCATCATGCAGTCTGAAAGAGAAAGAAACCTAGGCCAGCAACTATCAGACATTCAATCACAGGGTGGTCAAGCAGCTTATCAGCAAGCTCTTCAGTCATTTGAAGCGGATAGAGCAGCAAGACTTCAAGAGTCTGAACTTGGGCTAAGTACAGGTGAGGCAAAGGATCGAGCTAGACAAGAATCGGAAAGGCTTCGTCAAGGGGCTTTTCAAACCTCTGAGCAAGCTAGGCAAGAACAGCAAAGCATGGCGATTAGGTCGTTTGAAGCTGGGGAATCGGCTCGTCAAAGAGCTGCAGACTTAGGTTTAAATGCCCAGCAGCAAGAAGAAGCTGCTAAGAGGGCCCAAGAAGAACTTAGTCAATCTGCATTTCAACAAACAGAGTCTGGCAGAGTAAGACAGCAAGAACTAAATGCTCAAGCATATCAAACAGGAGAGGCTGCGAGACAGGAAGCTGCTCGACTAGGATTGTCGGCGCAAGAGCAAGATGAAGCGGCAAGGCAAGCTCAAGAACAGTTTAGACAAAGCTCAGAAGGCCAACAATTACAGGCTCAAACGCAACAGGAAGATATAAACCTGAGAGCTTTTCAGGCTGGCGAACAAGCAAAACAAGAAGCAGCCAGAATGGGACTTTCGGCACAGGAACAAGAAGAAGCTTCTCGTCGTGCCCAAGAAGAATTTAGGCAGTCTGCGTTCCAGCAAACAGAAACTGGAAGAGTAAGACAACAAGAGCTGGATGTTCAATCTTTTCAGGCAGGAGAATCTGCTCGTCAAGAAGCAGCAAGGCTAGGGCTTTCAGCGCAAGAGCAAGAAGAAGCATCTCGTAGGGCGCAAGAAGAGTTTAGACAATCTGCCTTTCAGCAGTCAGAAGCCGGAAGAGTTACAAGGCAAGAGCTACAAAACCAAGTGTTCCAGCTTGGAGAGTCTGCTCGCCAAGAAGCTGCAAGGTTGGGCCTTTCTTCTCAAGAACAAGAAGAGGCTGCTCGTAGAGCGCAGGAAGAATTTAGACAATCAGCTGAAGGACAAAAGCTGCAAGCAGAAGTTCAACAAGAAGATATAAACTTAAGAGCTTTTCAAGCCGGAGAACAAGCCAAGCAAGAGGCAGCTAGATTAGGATTGTCTGCTCAAGAACAAGATGACTCATCTAAAAGAGCTATCGAACAATTCAAACAGAGTGCAGAAAGCCAACGATTAGAGTCTGAAGTTCAACAAGACAGAATAAATCAACAGGCTTTTGATGCAGGAGAGCAAGCAAAGCAAGAAGCTGCCCGACTAGGATTGAATGCCCAGCAACAAGAAGAAGCTGCAAAACAAGCTTCTGAAGAGTTTCGTCAAAGCGCGTTCCAACAAACTCAATCATTTAGGCAGCAGCAAGAATCGTTTGATCAAGATGCCTTCAATGCAGGGCAGCAAGCAAGACAAGAGGCCGCTCGTTTAGGATTGAATGCTCAACAGCAAGAGCAAGCTAGCAGGGAAGCAACAGAAAGATATAGACAATCTGCTTTCCAGCAATCAGAACAAGCTAGTCAGCAAGCTCAAGAGTTTGAAAATCAAACGTTTCAGATACAAGAGCAAGCGAGACAAGAAGCAGCAAGGCTTGGGCTTAGCGCACAAGAACAGCAAGATGCTTCTAATAGAGCTGCAGAAGAGTTTAGACAAAATCAGTTTAATCAAAACGAACAGCTTAGGATTGCTCAACAACAAGAAGAAAGAGCCGTTTATCAAGCTGGAGAGCAGGCTAGACAGGAAGCATCTCGACTTGGCCTTAATGCACAGCAACAAGAAGATGCTGCAAGACAAGCTGAAAATCAAATGCGAATGGATGCTCAACAGTTTAATGTTGGATCTGGAGAAACAGCGGCTAGGCTTGGATTGGCTGGACTTGGCGCAGATCAAGCAACAAGGAATCAGCAGCTTGAGGCTTCAAGAATGCTTGGCACCTTTGGCGGACAAGAGCAGCAGATGGGCTATGAAAGATTGCGTAATCTTCAGGCCGCTGGGCAGATTCAGAGAGATATGGGTCAGCGCAGCATGGACATGGGTTATCAAGACTTCTTGAGACAACAAGCGTTCCCAAGAGAGCAACTAAGTATGTTTAGCAATATACTAAGAGGCTTGCCGATTACTCCGGGATCGACCACGGCTTCGTATGGATCACAACCAAGTCCTTATAGCGAGGCTTTGGGAGCAGGTATTGGTGGAGTCGGATTATATAGAGCCTTAGGAGGCGGTGGTTAATGAACATATTTGAGCAAGAAGATTTAATCAAAGGACTGCCGGATCAATCTCTAATGCAGGAAGCTCAGCGTCCTTCTGGCCCGCTACCTCAGTATCTTATTGTGTCCGAAATACAGAGAAGACAGGACATGAGGAAAAGGTTTTCTCAACAGGGTGAGCAGTCTCCGCAAGGAACTGTAAAGGATCAGATTCTTAGTGGTGGCATTGCTGAACTAGGTTCTCAACCCCCAATGGGCCAACCTCCACAGATGGGCCAACCTCCAATGGGTCAGCCCCCACAGATGGGGCCACCTCCTCAGATGGGCATGCCTCCTCAGATGGGCCAGCCTCCAATGGGGCCACCTCCTCCAATGGGTCAACCGCCAATGGGTATGCCTCCTCAGATGAGCATGCAACAGCCAATGGGTATGGCTGCGGGCGGTGTTGTTAGAATGGCTGGCGGTCAAGACGCACCTTTTACCAGCCCTTATTTACAAGACTTGGCGGCATACAATCAAGAAGTTATGCCTATGGGTCAACAGATTGGTGATCTAGAGAGAGCAGCTCTACAGCTTAGGGGTGACCAAAGAAATACTGCGAGGAAACAAAGCCTAGGTATTCAAGATCAAGTAGGTGACTTATATGGATCTACGCTTGGTGATTATTCTCAAGATGATAGGCTAGAAACTTTGTTGGCAATGGCTAGTCCTGACGAGATAAGCAACAAGATTGGTGAGTTAGGGCTCAACCCTAACTTTATGTCCGGTGTAGTAGGAGACTTGTCTGAGCCTGACGATGTAGCCTCTCAGCTTCAAAACCTAGCTAGTAGATACCCAGACAGCACTGCGGCCAAAGAACTAATGGGAACTAATCCCGGAATATCTTACGCGCCTCTTGAGAGTCTTATTACCAAGGTAAGAGACAGTAGCGCGGTAATAGGTGATGGAGAAAAGCTGGCGCTTTCTTCTGGAACCCAGCCGAATAACGCAATGATCAATGCTGCCATGAATGAATCAAGTCCTGAGATTAAAGTGGAGACTGATCAAAGTAAGCTGTTTCAGCCTAAGGGCAGTACAATAGAAGAATTATCAGACAGTATTTTTAACTCAGAGTTACCCTACACTAAAGGTTCACGAACGTTTTATGACCGCACAATAGACCCCGTAGTTGAAACTAGAGGGGAGATGTACAAAAGAATTCTTGGAGAAAATGTGCCAAGAGCTTTTTCTAGTCCCTTTAGAGCTGATGAAAGAGCAAGAACTCAGTTTGATAAATACATAGAACGGACAGGGGCTCTCGACCAGTACTTAAACAATGGTGTAGCTGAAGTTCCTGCCAGCACTAACATTGTCGAGGCTGTTGCTCAGCCTCCTGCCAACGCAACCGTCGAACAAAAAGAGTCATGGCTTGGGAGGAATGATCCTCAATACAGTCTTGATCACTCAGCCGTGATAGATGCAATGCAAGACCCATCCGGTTTCGCAGCTGTTTCCGAAGGGTTGAGAGGGCTACAAAACAAACCAGTTGTTCCTACTGATTTCTCTAAAGCTCAAGAAAGAATCAATGAGATAGACTCGGTTGCTGAAAATCTAAGAAACAGCACATCGACTGGGTACATAGAATTGCTTGGCAAGTTAAGCGGAGAAAGGCCTAGCACAGATTACTCAAGCTTTGCCCCTGATTACAAAGGACTTATAACGGAGTCAGAAAGAAGAGTTAGAAAAATAAAAGAAGATGCTAAAAAAGATGCTGGCGCTCAAGCGTTGATTCAGTTAGGCGCAGGCATTGCAGAAGGGAATGTATCCGAAGGGTTGAGAGGCGCTAGCAGAGTATCTTCTGATATTATGAAAGAAGCTAGAGCAGAATCATCTGCTGAAAACAGCTTAGCTCGTCGCATGGAGATGGTTTCAAAAGAAGCTCAGATGAATATGGGCGTTAAAGGAAGAGAAGCAGCCGTTGCTAACTACAATAAAAAACTTGATGCAGTAACGGCAGACTATGCAGACCAGCGGCAGAAGGAGTTTCTAGCTGCAGGTATGGATAAGGACGCTGCTATTGCAAGAGCAAACTTTGAAGCGGAGATTGCCAAGGCAATTAACGCTGCAAGTAAAGCGGAAAGCGACAGGCAATTGCAAAATCTTATTGCTCAGGCAACAGTAGAAAGATACAAAGAAATAACCAAGAATTCTGAGAGAGACTTGACGGCTGCTCAGCTTAGGCTTTATGTTAAACCAATAGACGAGGCCATGAAAAACTGGGCTACGGACAATCCTGAACACTCTCCTGCAGAATGGAACGCTGCTTTGCAAAAATTCACTCAAGGTATTTTAAACACTAAAGACATTGCTGCTCCAAGTTCTGGTCAGCCAAAAACAAAGTCTCCATTCGATGATGTTAATCCTACCGATTTGATACCTACGGCATAATGAGCGGTCTAACTGTTTTCAGAGAAAAATATCCTCAGTATAAGGATCTTACTGACGAAGAAGTTGTTGATGGTCTGTACAATAAATACTACTCAAACTTAGATCTTGAGGAGTATCACAGGCAAATGGGTTTTAATCAGCCCAAAGGCGTTGACTATTACGCAGGTGTTCCTGTTGAGATGGGAAAAGGATTGGTCAGAGGATTTGGTTCTGGCCTTCTTTCTGCTGGCGCTGGTCTAGCAGAACTTGCTGATGTAGGCACAGACCTGATAGGTCTTGATGATCTAATAGATAGCGGCGATGAAAACGAACTTATTCGGCTAGCGAATGAGGGCAAGCAGGCTCTCAATGAAAGCCTTGGTCTTGGCGATGCATACAAAGATAACTATCTAGTAAAGCTTAGCGAAGGTCTAGGCTCTATAGGTTCGTTCTTTGTTCCGGGCGGTGCTTTTGGTCTTGGAGCTAAAGGTCTTGGTGCAGCAGCAAGAGGGCAGAGAATTGCGGCCACGGTTGGCGCAACTGGAGCAGGCGTTGGTGCCGGAGCTTCAGAGCAAGCTGATAGGGTAGCTGCTGCCAGAGCCAGAGGAGAAGAAGTATCTGCGGGACAAGAAGATTTAGCTATAGCTCTTGGTGGTTTTGTTGGGGCATCAGAAGCCATTGCGCCCCTGAACGTTTTAAAAAAGATAGCAAGGTTTAAGAACCCAAGGAAAAACGAAGAGGCTTTTAATGCTGTTAGTAGCGCGGTGGCTGAGGGCGCTGTTGAAGGAACTCAGGAAGTAGCCGCAAGCTTGTTGCAGAACGCTATTGAAGACGGCGTTTATTCTGACAACGTTAACTATACAGAATCTCTATGGGACGACTTCACTGTAGGCGCTGGCTCTGGTGCCCTGCTAGATGCAATTACCAGCGGTGTAACTCGGCGCAGATCTAAAATGGTTCTAGATGCTGAGCAAGAAAGAGAGCAAGCATTTAGAGACGAAGATGAAAAGGCAAGCCAAGACCTCTATGACATGGCAGAAGCTGCCAAGCTAAAAGTAGAAAGAGATTCGGTAGTCGTTCCAGATCCCTTGTATGGCACTGAAACTTTTGAAGGCGAGCAGTTTGAGTTCGACCCAGCACAGCCGTATCTTGGCCGACAAGTAAACATGATTGACAGGGCTGCGGAGTACGCTAGTCAGATAGCAAGAAGCGGCATACAAAAAGACGGAGCTTTCCCAGAGTCAGGCAAGTTTGACATTGTCGAAGATAAATTGCCGGGAGGTTCTGTCTTTAAGGTAGTTCATTCTGAGACAGGTGAGCAGTTCGGACAGCCTGAGCAGGAAAGAGAATCTGCTATCCATTTGATGGCAAATCTTAATCAAGAGCTGATCAACAGAAGAGTAAACGATTCCGTAATAGACTCCCTTGATCTTGCCCCGGAAGCCTACACCCCTGAGCAATCAGAAAGCTTGTATGTTATTGGTCAAAAACTAAACAGGCCAAAGCGTTTCACTGTTACTTCAGCGGTACTTAACGAAGCTGCAGGCACAACTCAGTCTCCTAAGTCTCCTTACCAAGAGAATCAAACAATAGATCAACTTCATACCAATCAGTATGGAGTCCCACCGTACTCAGATAAGGGTGAAAAACTTTATCGAGATCTTTCAAACCTAACAGCCGCTCAAGAAATTAACTTTGATCGAAGAAAGAAAGGTCTACCTGAGGTTCAAGAGTTTACGCTTGAAGAAGCCAAACAAGTATTGGGCGATAAATACTCAAATGTATTTGATGTGCTGGTAGGGGTTAGCTCTCCAGACATGACGGAAACAACGGAGAACTTTGGCTCTGTTGGCGCTCGCCTAGCGGCTAGCAGGCAAGAGTATCAAGATCAAAAAAGAACCCTAGAAGAAGTGTCTTCTGTTCTTCAAGAAAAGAACATTGCATCAAGTGTTGATTCTCCTGAGGTAGGTTATCTATTAGAAAAGATTGTTAACGAAACCAACGTAGAAAGCATGAGCCCTTCTCAGCGCATGTATCTCGTTCAGGAATTAAGAAAGCTTCCTGTTGTTGCTCAGCCAGCATCCTTGCCGGACTTCAGGCCGAAGACATACACAAGAAAACAATACAACGCCGCTGTTCAGTACGTTACTGAGACAGGTGACGGCACTGTAGAGAACATCGAGAGCCAGATCGGAGACATTGGATCAGCCAAAAGAACAAGGAAGGTTGCTTCTGATTTGCAGAAGGCGATCAAGAAGACTGGCTTAATCAACAACAAAGATGAAGTCGTTACGCGCACAACATTGCCCGCGCCAGAACGCTTTGAGCCGGAAATAAAACCATACGCTGAGACCGTTTCAGAAGATGCGGCCAATCTTGAGAAGCTGCTTAATGAAGACCTCAAGGGTATGGGTCTAGATGACATCCGTGTCAGGGTTCTTGATGAGTTAAAGATTGGGCCAGTAACTAGAAAGGGAGAGCTGATACTTGCCGGAAAGGAAGGGGAGGATATCCGTCAAGAGACTGAAGGATATTACAGGCCCAGATCGAATACGGTATTCCTTGCGCTTGATAGGATTAAGCAGGGGGCAAGAGACCAAACTCCGGAAGCAAGAAGAGAAGCTCTCACTGAAATATTAGATCACGAGATTGTTCACGGCGTTAGAAACCTTGACCTGTGGAAAGAAAAAGAATGGCGGCTGCTAGAAAACTTGACAAGGAAAAAAATATTTCCGGGCAGGGGTAACGTTACTTTTTTCAATGACGCTCAGGAAAGATACCCCGACCTATCAGCTGTCGGACAGATGGAAGAAGCCGTTGCTGAGATTATCAGGTACGGAAGAAAAGATAAGAAGCTTATTACTGGCAAGCCCAAGAGTCTTGTTGAAAGGATGTATAGTTTTTTCGAGAAGACAGGTAATGCATTAAGTGGCACAGGGTTCCAGAGCTTTGATGATGTATTAAATCGCCTTGAGAAAGGAGAGATAGGTTCAAGAGAAAGAGATCGGATAAGAACGCTTCAAGCTACGGAGAAAAGATTAGGCGCAGTGCCGGACAGAGGCATAGGTCTATCGAGAGATGTCAAAGTACTTACGCCGGAGACAGAAGAGGAAGAGATATCTGCATCGAGGCAAAGAGATAGGGCAGCAGAGCAGGGATTCGATACCAACACTACCTATTATCATGGCACTGGTAAAACCAACATCAAGAAGTTCAGGAGCAATCTTGCAGGTAGCTTTGACTCAGCCACTAATGACATCATAGCTGGTCATTTTACTGTCAATCCAGAGTTTGCAAATATGTTTGCGCCGGATCGATCTGACTTCTCTGATCCAGAGAATGCGGCAGACGCGGGCACTGTATACCCCGTCTATTTAAGACAAGGAAACTCTTTTGATCCGGGCAGAATTTCCAGAGAAAAAGATTCCGGAGGTGAGCTTCAAGCTTTGTCTAGAGAAGTGGATAACTTATCTAGTCCTGTCTACAAGAGCTACGCAGATAAGATGATGGAGCAGATGGGTTACCCTGCTTCAGACACCGAAGCTAGAGATTCGATAATAAATGGTAGAAGAAAGCAGCTTCAACAAATTGTAGGTAGCATTACACAAAGACCCTCAGATGTTGGCTTCGCAGAGCTGGAAGCCTTGTCTCCTTTTGTCCGAAGCGCGGGGTATGATTCTTACGTTGACTATGAGAATAGCATACAGGACATGGCAACTGGCATCGCTATGTTCAAGCCATCAGATATCAAAGGTGTACATGCTCAGTACGATCCATCAGGTGTTCCGCAAGGGTACGAATACGCGGATGATATTATGTTCTCAAAACAGGGAACAGATGATACAATACAAGAAGATACCACAGGAGGAGTTTCTGATGAGCAAGCAAGAAGATTGGGGCAACGAAATAGAGACAGAGGAAGACGGTTACAGAGCAGAAGCTTTACGCCGCTTGAAGGTGCGCCAGCTATTCAAGGGGCGACAGGGCCAATCCCAGAAATCGTTGCTATCGCAGAAGAATACGCAGAAGACTACGGACTCCCTGAAAGAAAACAAAGATCCTATGTAAAAGTCCCAAAGGATCGTGGCGAGAGGCTGGCTAAAGCGTATGATGAGATGCGTAACGACCCGCAAAATCCTGCTGTAAAGAAAGCATATAAAGATCTTATAAGGCAAACTAAAAACCAATATAAGGCTCTGACAGATGCTGGTTATGAGTTTACTTTCTATGACTCTGAGTCAGACCCTTATGACGGCAATCCTTTCAACGCTATGCGAGACCTTCGCGCTACCAAACGCATGGCAGTTTATGGAACTTATGATGGTTATGGCACAGAAGGGATCACTGATTCTGAAATAGAAAACAATCCGATGCTAGAAGATACGGGGCTGAGGTGGAAGGATCAGAGTGGAGATAGAAAACTTGTCACTGCCAACGATTTGTTTCGCGCTGTGCATGATGCTTTCGGGCACGGCATAGAAGGAAGTGGGTTCCGAGCCAGAGGGGAAGAGAACGCATGGCAGGCTCATGCTAAATTGTTTACTGGCCCAGCCTTGCATGCTCTTACTTCTGAAACAAGGGGTCAAAATAGTTGGTTAAATTATGGGCCTTATGCTGAGAACAACAGAACGGCAAAGATAGAAGACACCGTATTTGCCGAGCAAAAAATAGGTCTTATGCCGGACTGGACATGGACAGAAGGTCTAGAGTATGAAGATCCTGTCACAGAATCTAGGGCCAGAGTAGAATCTAAAGACGAATTAAAAGCAGCAGAACAAAAAGCAGCAGAGTTTTCAGAAAGGAATCCTCCCAGCACCATAATGAACTCACTGGACAACTCCCCAGAAGTTCAGCAATCAATTATTGACCAAGAAATACTTGGCGAGCCATTCAGTTTTCAAACAAAAGGTTATTCTTTTAAGGATAAGTTTGTCTTCTGGGCTGCTGATAAGTTCACCGGACTCAAGGATGCAGAGCGAGAGATAAATAAATACAGGGCCAGTCTTGGCCTCAGCCCTCTCAAGGCAACAGAGTCTGCTTACATTGGAGAGGAAAGTATTTCAGGCATTCTTGGCAACAAGATGCGGCGGTTTGAAGATGAAAGAAAGAAACCCTTGGCAAAGAAGATTGCTGACTCTGGTTACAGTCTAGATGAAGTCGATGAGTTTCTTATTCTTAGACACGCTATTGAGCGGAATGAAAAGGTTGCCATTCGGGATTCACAAAGAGACGTAGAACTAAATCCCGGATCAGGAAAGCTTAAGACCGGACAAGCTCTCACCAATAGTTTTGTCAAGCGCAAGATGAAAGAGCGTTACGACATGGACTGGAATAGTTCCACGGGCACATGGTCAGGTGGTAACGGGAGAGGAAAGAAACTTCAAAGCGTTGCTGCGGACGTTGATAAGATAGTCAATGAAACCATAGACGGAACGATTGAAGGTGGACTGATAGACAAAGACTCCGCTGAAGGAATCAGGAGTGCCTACAAATACTACGCGCCATTGAGAGGCAAAGACATAGAAGATGACTACGCTGAGAACCTGATTATAGGCAGTAGCATCAGTACAAAAGGCAAAGAATTTCTGCGAGCTATGGGCAGGGAGTCTGCTGCTCAGTCACCACTAGGACATGTTCTGTTAAATGCTGAGCGGTCAATGGCTAGGGGCACAAAGAATAAACAGTTCGGTGAGCGCCTAGTTAACTTGGTAAAGAGCAGTCCGGATGCGGAGTTTTGGAGGGTCATATCTCCTGAAGACCCTAGGTACATGCGAGCTTTTGAGAAGAAGTTTACCTACGTTGGAAACGACAAAGACTTGCAGGGCCAGACGTTCTCAGAGATACCGCCGGACGCTAACAGAAAGGATTACATACAGAAGATAGTGCTAAAGAGAGACAACCTTAGCCCCGGTTTTGATAAAGATTTAATTGGCGTGAAGCTAGATGGTCAGCAAGTTTACGTTGAGCTTGCAGATAAAAGATTAAGGGATGCCATTCTTGGCATGGACAGCGGCACAGCAGACAATCTTATTCAGAAGTTTGGTGTTGTTAATAGATTCCTATCCATGATGAACACATCGCTTAACCCCGAGTTTGTTATTGGCAACTTCTCTCGTGATGTGCAGACAGCTATCTTTAATATCCTTGGCGAACAGGATATGTCTCAAGGTAAAGCGAAAGATCAGAAGCTTGTAGCTAAGGTTATAAAAGATGTCATTCCTTCGATGGGCGTTTTTTATAAAGCAGCAAGAAACTTCTCAGTTAAAGACGGAACATTTGTAGGAAACTTATCCGGCATAGATCCTGTGGATCAGGCAGATGTCAGAGAGTACATGGAGTCTGGGGCAAAAGCTGACTGGTTCCACTCAAGACCCCCCGAAGATCAAACCAAGACTATTCAATCTATGATTGATATGGCAAACGGAACCTTCAAAGGAAACTTCCAGCGAAGATATCAGTCTGTCATGAAGTTTGTTGAAGACAGCAATGCCTCTGTTGAAAACGCTGTGCGACTAGCCACGTTCAAAGCATCGCGTGATGAGCTGCTTAATGCTGGGGTGCCAAGGCCCGAAGCTTTGGCTCAAGCTGCGTCACTCGCTAAGAATTTGACAATCAACTTTAATCGAAAGGGCAACGCCGGAGACTTGGTTAACTCTCTCTATTTGTTCTTCAATGCTAGTGTTCAGGGCACAGCTAACTTCGCAAGAGGATTGTTCGGGCCTAATATGAATCCGCTTAGCTCTGAAGCTAGTCGCGTTAAGCAGGGGGCAGTTACATCTTTGATCATGTTCGGCGCTTTGTCTGCCTTAAGAGCAGAAGAAGAGAGCGAAGAGAACCCAGAGACGGGAAGGTCTTACTACTCCGAGATACCAGACTACGTTAAAGAAAGAAACATAGTGATCATGGCCGATGACGGGAAGAATCATTACACCATCCCGCTGCCATACGGATACAACGTGTTTCATTCTCTTGGGCAGAATGTTTTTGAGATGAGCAACGGCCACATATCTCCACTTAAGGCAACGTCTAATGTGACCAGTGCATTCCTAGGATCGTTCTCCCCGATAGGATTCTCTTCTCCTGCGCCGACAATAGCTCAGCCTTTTATAGAGATAGCAAAGAACGAAAACTTCTTCGGCTCTCCTATATATAGGGAGAACTTCCCGACAGGAACTCAGTTACCAGAGTCTTCTATGTCAATGTCTACAACGCGAACACCGTTCAAGTGGATGGCTAAGCTCTCCAACTCTTTGATAGGTGGTAATGAGCAACAGTCTGGGGCACTGGATGTTTCGCCAGATGTACTAGAGCATCTAGCTGAGTTTGCATTGGGCGGTGCCGGAACATTTGGCATGCGTAATCTTGATGCGTTTGAAAAATGGCAGAAGGGAGAAGACCTTAAGGCAAGAGAGATACCGTTCCTTCGTAGAATCAAAGGCGAGCCCGACGAAAGAGTTAGCATGGGAGATTTCTACGAAAGAAAGATTAAGCTTGAGCAGTTAGAAGCTAGGCTGGATGTGTTGCGAGGCGCTGACCGTATTAACTTTAGAAAGAATAACGCGCAAAAATTAAGAACGCTTAGGGATTTAGAAAGAGCAGAAGATCAGCTAAGAAAATTAAGAGAGCAACGCAAAAGAATTAAAGCTATTGCTTCAAGGTCGCCACAGGATGCTTTGAAGATGGGTAAAGCGGAAGAAGAAGTCTACGATAGAATGAACTCTGTCTATAATAGGTTTAACAAATCCTATGACAAGAAAGTTGGGCGCACTAATTAAGCGGCCTCTTCTTTGCATTCTCTCTGTCTTCTTTTTTCTGCATCATCTTCTTTATTTCTTCCAGAGTAAGTTCTTCTTTCGGGTAGCTTAGGTTCTTCCAGCCCTCGTCTTTGGGGTAGCTCATTCAATAAGCAACTCAAAGCAAAAGATCATTGCTTGAATTCTATCTTTGGAAAATCCCGCGCACAAATTACCATCTCTGTCGTTCACTGTCGCAACGAACAACCCGTTTTTATTTCTCTTAACTACCATTAGATTGACTCCAGTAATGTGTAAGCTGCCATTGCTAACAACAAAAAGAACATTGCAAACATGGGCCAGAACGAACGACTAGTCATCAACTCTATGAACTCTAGTATCTTATTCAGCATAATTTTTCCTGATTACTTTTTGTGAGTAGAGGCTGCGCCGGACTTACCTTTGTCGGCTAGCTCCTGCCTCCACTTAGTTGTCTTTCCGTAGCGCAAAGCAGTGGCACCTTGTTCTACTGCCTGAATCTCGCCTCCGTTCTTTATGAACTGATCAACCTGATCCAGCATCTCTTGCCTTGCCTCTTCTTTCTCAGCGTAAGTTTTAAGCTTAGGCTGTATAGTTTTTTCTTGCTTCCGTGTTAGCTTTGTCATGCGTTTATAGTTATTAAACCCTCAATAATTAACTCACCCCAAGTTCTTTCAAGTCCTCTTAGCTGACAGCGCAGCAACTCTTCTTTGCTCAGGTTTGTTTTCATTCTGCCGTCTATTACGTCATGGCAAGTTGAGCAGGAGTAAACGGCTATGTGATCTGGTGACTTAATGCTCATGCCTTTCGCCATGCTTGGTAAGTGCGCCAGCACTGTGGTCTCTGTGTTGTTGTTACAGTACGGGTGAATCTGTAAGGCGCACATCTTTCCTCGTGCAGACTTCCGAATCTTAGATGTCTTCACTTCTTTCCTTTTCTATCAGGTCAATGATGCGATTAAACCCATCGTTGATACCGCTTAGTTCTGTATAGATCAAGTCAAGAAGATTTATTAATTGCTCTTCTGAACTTACATTCATGACTACGTCATCACTGACAGAATTATCTTTGCTCATAGTACTCCGGTGTTAACTCTGGTAATTTAGTAGCAGACTTATCCTTACTAGTTTGCTCTCGCGTTCTAAAAAAACCTGCGTACTCAGGGTATGTGTTCATAAATCTTCTAGAGTAGAACGCCCTGTAGTTGTTGTTTAGTTTGAAGCTGTCGGTTCCATCGCCGCCAGCATCAATCTCCCATCGTATTCTTTCAAATACAGCATTGACTGAGTAATGAGTATACCCTCTAGATATCATCTCGAAAGTAAATCCGCAAAACAAGTTCCAGACTTCGGGGTGATCCTCGTGAAAAGCAATCACTTGTCCGCGCATCTCTTCTTGTCTTGTCTCTGTCATCCGAATGCCGCTCCGATAACCATTCCAACAAACAAGGCCAACAGCATTGCCCATCCTGTCCATTTAGGTTCTTCCATCTTCTTCTCCTTTAGGTTCTGGCACCGCAAATCCTAATTCGGCAGCGGTAATAATGAGCGTGTCGATAAGTTCAGAGTACTTTGCTTTGCTTGCTTGGCTTGAACGCTTCAATGGTCTGCGCTTGAATCCGAACTTGGTGTTCACATCTTCTGAACCGTAAGCTCGACACAACAATTCCTCGTGCATTTCATCGTGCGTCATGCCGCAAAACTTTCCAAACTCATTGACCCACTTGTGATAGTAGTTTTCCTGCTGTCTGGTGCGCTGCCTTTTAATCTTATCAACCGTCAGCTTAACGCCCAGATCAGCATTCTTTACTAAATGAGTAACCTCATCCATCTTTGAGCCATCGATCTTCGACAGCAACCGCATCAGCTCCATGACGTTATCATGACTCAATGGATGAATGTGGTAATGAATCATAGCCAGTCTTCGTCCGTGCTAACTGTCTTTGCAAAAGACTTCTCGCTTGGGTCTTTGCGAGGGCCAGAGTAAACCTCGTGCCTACAATAGAGATAAGGCTTGCCATCATTCTTGCTCTTGCCTTTCCAACCAGAAACATCTACCTGAAGTACTGGCTGCTTGCCTTGCTCTCTTGCTCGCTCATGTATCTCGATCAACGCCCGCAACTGTTCTTGGTTGATCATGAGCTTGCCAACAAAATCTGGGTGATTTTCCGCGTTCTTCCTGTTGTTGCTGTTCATGTAGAACTCGTCGCCTTTTGCCACGTTTTCTTTGTCCATTGTATTTCTCCTAAGATTCTACTTTTGATCTGATTGATTTGAACTCGTTGACATACGCTTCGTAAACGTCAGGATGCGACAGTTTAATTTCATCGAGCGCCTTCTTGTTTGCCGTGTGCAAAGACTTAAGTCCTTCAATTGTGTCGGTTTGTCTGGCAAATACAAGAACCACTTCAGTAGTTTTCCTTGCATCTTCGTCAGTCATTGCGCCTGTCATCGTTTTTTCTACCGCTTCTTCTAACGTACTTGACTCGACAACTTGATCCGCGCTGTCGAAAACATCCTCCTTCTTCTTTGGTTTAGATTTGGTTTCACGCGGCAGGTCTTCGCCCGCATAGATATAATGACCCAGTCCGAAAAACGCCATGCACTTTACTAGGCATCGCATCTTGGCATCGCCTACATCTCTTGCGCTAGGGTTTGCTAACGCCGCGTTCTTAAATCCGGTCATGACGGGAAGCCACATACTACGCTGCAGCTCACCAATATTGATTGTGCAATGGACAGAAACAGTACCATCCCCGTGAACTTCGTTATCTTGAAACTCGTAGGTCGCATCAGGGTACTGCTCCATGAGTTGTGCCCATGCCCATGTCCAGCTTAAATAGGACAGATCATTTTTTTTCTTGGTGTATGCTGAGCAGTCGATAGCACTCAGGGTTTCCCAAACTTGTTTGTAGCTTGCCATTTTGTATCTCCTAGGTTAGCGGTTTTTTGGTGAAGCCGCGTAAGTCACTGCGCCATTGCTTGGCATTAATTTTGTATCGCTCTTCGATAGTTTTTTCTAGAATCTCAAGTATCTCAACAGGCTCTAGCCTGAGAAACATGCTGACAGGCAACGATAAACCAGCGCCCTGAGCCCATGTGAAATCTATTTGATCTCCAATAACTGATGCCTTCAGCATGGGTATCTTTGTGATCTGCCAAAGTCCAATCATCTTCCTGTAAAAATCTGCGTCTTCTATCATTTGATTCTTTTCACCGCGACAAATGAGTCCCTGTGTTGTGGGCCCTCAGCCTTGAGTTTCGCTGGGTCAGTTACGCCATTAATAACGACAGGAATCTTTGCCCATCGACTGATAAACTTTTTATCCTTTAACTTGCCCGCTATCGTGAAAAATCGTGGCCGATCCGACCCTCTAATCAGCATCATCTCGTCAACCTTCAGCGCGTTAATTCCTACAGAAAGCTTTGAAGCGAACTCTACGCCCTCGATATGTGTCTGAGGTTGGTAAAGCATTCTTTCATATTCCTCTTCCTTGCTCATTTGTCTTCCTCGCAAATTAGGATGTTCGTTTGATAATCAGATAACCGCTGCTCTTACTGGGGAGAGGGAGTTCAACATCATCGAGGAAGAATATTTGATCGACCACGGATGGTGTCCCAACAGATTTACTGATCATTTTTTTGCGCGGGTGCTTCCTCTTCCAGTGATAAAAATTTACTTGATCATCTTTTTTAATAAGCATTACCTCATTAACCTTCATCGAATCTAAAGCCCTGAATAATTGTGTCGTATCGTTCAGAAGTTCTTCAACGTTCAAATGCTCAATCGATTTGGCGGGTTGATAAAGCTGTTTGTCCATTTCTTCTCGAGCCAGTTCTAATTCTGCCTCTAAATCTTCTTGCTGATTCTTATTTATCATTCTTCTATGCTCTCTTTGAATTGTGAACACCACTGACTCACGCGGCACCAGTTCTGAGCGCAGCGAGTGCTTTCGCCTAGCCTTGTGTCAACGTAATGTCCGGTGCCTAGGGACTTGGCATGATCAGATGCTTCATCTTCTTGCTGATGAATCTTGATTGCTCTTACTCTGCCTTTCTTATGCACAGCGTAGACGGTTGGCTTCTCCCATCGCTCATGTGCATCGCACAAAGGAAGCTCCCCACCTGTGGTGTATTCAAAGTCAGCGGACTGATGCAGCTCAACACGCTCTTCAACGTAGGCATCCTGATCAGACTCCGACCAAAGCGGAATGGTGATCATTTGAATGGGAGAGTCGGGATAGTTACCGCCCTGTTCAGCCTTGCGTCTGACCCAGTCGCGCAGAATCGCAATGATTCTTAGCTGCTTGACGGGCAATTGCTTAGCCTGTCTAACCAACCAAGCGTACAGGTTTAACTGCTTGTGCCATTCCTGCTTGTCATTCATCACTGACCAGACACTGGTTACTTTATAGTCACTGACAATGATGCCCTCAGGGGTCGTGTGTTGCAGGTCAATTGCGCCACTGATCTTCCAGCCGTTAACCTCAGCAAACAATCTCTCTTCGCTGATGCAGTCATCGCCCTGAACAGCAGCCTCAAACATTTGATGAACGCTGGTGCCGAACCGTGACCACAAAAAGTCAACCGCATCCTGCTCGATCTCGTCATCATGCTGACGCTGTAACTGAGAGACACGCGGTGAGTCTATCAACTGAGTCGCAGACAATAGACTGTCGCCTCTGGTGTAGTCACTAAAAGTCAGAGCGTTGAAGACAACCTCTGGCAGCTTGTGCTTATTAGTTATTTTCATTCGGTAACCTAAAGACTCTCACGCCCATTTGATTATTCTCGTGCCGCTTACGCACCGTAAACTGTTTATCTGGCGCAGCTATTTGTATCCGATGCACTCTTTGTCGTAGCGCACTGACCTTACGTTGGGTATGATCTTCATCATCAGTCGCAATGAAAAAGGATTCCTCCGGTGCCAGACTCATGATGGCCTCTAACACATTCGGATTCAGCATCTCCTTCACTCGCACTTCGGGCAACGGCACCCGCTCTATCTTGATATCTTTTTCTTTGTTCGTCATAAATTACTTCTCCTCGTTCTTCTTTGTCAATCAACCATTGACTTATCTTTCCCATTTGCTATTGTCCTGTATTCAGTCACAACGGACGATCAACATTAAGGCAAATAGCACATGATATCAAGTATTTTTTTTATAATAAATGGAGAACCTGCCAGCAAAGCAAACAGCCGCAGGTTAGTGACGATCAAGGGAAGGCCAGCGTTTATCAAAAGCAAGAAGGCGTTGGCTTATGTGAAACTATTTGATGAGCAGTGCCCACAGATGGGTGACTCAATGCTCGAAGGTGACCTGCAAGCTGAGATAAAAATTTATTACGCGACTCGTAGACCTGACCTAGACGAGAGCGTGATACTCGACTGCATGCAGGATAAAATTTACAAGAACGACAGGCAAGTTAAGAGGAAGGTGATTGAATGGGGATTAGACAGAGAGAATCCACGAGCGGAAGTTTTGATGACAACGATAGAGTCATTGGTCAACGAATCTTAAAGAGAGCAGTGCTGGATTTGTTTGACAAAGAGGAGGTTGTACGGATGGATGCGATAGAATTTTTCGCCAGTAACAATCATAATAATCTGGCGCAGAATCTTGGTGTTGATCCAATAAAAATAAAAGAGGAAGTCATGACAGCAATCAGTCATGAAGGAATAAGAAGAGAGAAGTTAGTCAGGAATATTGTAAGAGACTTAGTAGGTACCTAAGTAGTCTACTTTATTTTTTTAGTTAGTAGGTTTCTTAATTTTAAGGAGTCTACTTAGTGTGCCCCCTTACGGGGGATTTTAAAATTAACAGGCGAGGTAAGTTTATGCAAGAGGTTTTGGATACGTTTCTAAATACCATTACTCAAGAGGGCAGATATGTTTGCCCAGTATGCACCCCAAACAGGAAGAAAGTTAACCAGAGAGAGCGCACTTTGAGCGTGTCGTTTAAGAGCGATGGGCTTGTGTTTCTCTGTCATCACTGCGAGATATCAGGCAAGAGATCGGAGGACAAGCCAACCTATGTTGAGCGGCCAAAGAAAGTCACGGCGATATCAGTGCCAAAAGAATCTGACTCAGGCATTGTCAGTCAGTATCTAAAGGGTCGCGGCATAGATCATGACAAAATAAAAGACAGGTTCGCCTTGGTAACAGGCAAGCGATACTTCAATGCCAAGGGTGAGCTAAACGCTGGGGAGTTTCCGGCGATTGGATTTGTGTACGGAGATAAGGAGGCGGTGAAGTGGAGACCGCTGAATGATAAGCGGTTCACACAGGATGGTGCGGCGAGAACATTCTGGGGCATAGAGCATGCAAAGAAAGTAGAAGCAAAGACCATTGTTATTTGCGAGGGTGAGGTAGACTGCTTGTCAGTGGCCTCTTCTATTATTGATGATCAAATAGCTATACTTAGTGTGCCAAACGGTGCGCCTCAGCGTGTAGCTAATCGCAAAATAGACGCGAAAGAAGACAATAAGTTTAGCTATGTCTGGGAAGCAAAGGCGGTGATGAAGTCTGCTGAGAAAATTATACTAGCAACAGATAGTGACGAGGCAGGTGAAGCGTTGCGCGAGGAGCTAGCTAGAAGAATAGGCAGAGCCAAGTGTTATCAGGTGGAGTATCCAGATGGCACCAAGGATATGAACGATGTGTTGCAACAGTACGGCGCAGAGAAGATCGTTGATATTGTTAACGCTGCAGAGCCACTCCCGCTTGAAGGCGTATACACAGTCGATGATTACAAAAGTGAGGTGACCCACTTGTATACTAACGGAGTGATCGGAGGTCTTTCGACGGGGATGCCTGTGGTTGATGAGCTATTCACCGTAGTTCAGGGGCAGCTGTCCGTTATAACAGGGGTGCCGGGATCTGGTAAGTCGGAGTTTATTGACCAGCTAATGGTTAACTTAGCCAAGAACTATGATTGGAAGTTCGCCGTTGCTTCCTTTGAAAATCCACCACCACTGCACATCGCCAAGCTTGCAGAAAAAATTGTTGGCAAGCCATTCTTCGACGGGCCCAACGGTAGGATGAGCAAGGAAGAGGCAGACAACGCGCTGACATACATCCACAATCATTGGTTGTTTCTTGAGCAAAGATCAGGCGAGCTTGTCACGATTGATTCAGTGCTGGATCGGGCGCAACAGGCGGTGATGAGAATGGGGGTGAGAGGGTTAGTCATTGACCCGTATAATTACATTGCCCAGCAAAGTAATAGCGACAACGAACATCAAAGTATCAACGATCTGCTAACACGATTGGTCGCCTTTGCCAGAGCAAACGATGTCCACATCTGGTTCATTGCTCACCCCAGCAAGATGCCAACGGATGCTTCAGGATCAACAGCTGTGCCCAAGGGCATGAACATATCGGGCAGCGCCAGCTTCTTCGCTAAAGCTGACCTTGGTATCACGGTGCATCAGAACAAAGATCGAGACGTTGAGATTCATTGTTGGAAGGTGCGATTCAAATGGATAGGTAAGGTTGGCAAGGTGCAACTTGAATACGATGTGCCGACAGGGAGGTATTCAGAGAAGTTGTTCAAACCTATTCCAATTCCTCAATCATTGCAGCCGCACAAGAGCTGGCATGAAAACGATGACGACTGGCTCTGACCTAAAGGTCAATGACAAGGGTAGCCCGCTTCTTCGTAAGCATCACGCCGTTGATGTGGAGGATGCGGGCAGCGGCGTTGGTCGGGCCGTGGTCAAAGACCAGTTATTTATTGATCACTTATTAATTAAGGACATGATTGATGTCCACCAGCACATGGAAGCTGAGCGGGTAATCAACCTCGCAGTGTCTGCTCAAGTGTACCTCAAGAGCCCTTCAATGGATTCGATTAGTCATGGCGGTGGTAGACCGGACATGCTGAACAGCGGACTAATCCGTTACGCTGGTTACATGAAGTGGGTGGTCAAAAAATTTGGACATGAAGGTGAGCGGGTTATCGTTAATCATGTTGTTGATGGTATGTTCACCACCGACTTCGCACTCATCAGCTTGATAGCTAAGATACTCAAGCGCAAGTAAACAGCGGGCTGCAGAAGAATTTTACACCCAATCCTATAGCAGTATCGTCCGCCATCACAGGTATACAAAACACCGCTATTGGTCGGGAAGCAGTAACACGTTTAACGACCTAGTTTAACCTGTCTTAAAGGGATTGTTTCAGAGGGGTAGGTTTGGTGAGCTTAGCTATTGGTTGACCAATAAAAAAGCCCCGCTCCGTTAAGAGCAGGGCTAGGCTAGGTAGGTGAGAGTGTGTGAAGTTCTCGTGATCAATATCTCACAACGTCCAATAAGATGCAAGATGCGACAGTACCTGACAGATAATGTTTAAGCTGGCATCTGATCAGGCTTAACCGTGCGCCGCACCACGGTCTAGGAGCGCCAGCTATTTAAGTGTAACCTCTTAGCTTGGATTTGTATTCTCCCATTTGTTAAGCAAGACAGCTAAGAATTGCTTAACAGTTAACTTATAGCCTAGTCGCTTGGACTCTTCGTCTCTGTATCGACTAAACCTCTGTAGTAACTCGCCATTGATAGATATATTCTTAACATCGTTTTGCAACCTACTCTTGGCGGCTATTTCACTCTTCGTTAATCCGCTGCTTGGTCTGCCTGTTGTACTCACTACGCTCTCCTTTGGGGCCGTAGCCCCTGCTAAGTTAGATGTAAACTATCTCTCCGAACTCTTCGCAGCCGGAGAACTCTGGATCAGTGTGATTGGTGATCCAGAACACAGGGTAGTCAGGCATCTCAAAGTCTCTGCCATACCATGCGTTAGGGCCAACGTCAGCCTCACCATCAGTGAAGTAGAGTAATGCCTGCGGTTCGATGTCGTTTCTCGCGCACCAGTTGAAAGGCGGGTTGAATGCAGTGCCGCCGCCACCGTGAATGCTAAGCTTGACCTCTTCGCCTGCATCAAAGTGGATAGGCTCGCCGTTCAAAGTGTGGTCGCAATAGATCACGATCACGCCGGTGGGGTCAATCGCATCGACGATGTCATCGACATGATGACCAATGATCGATAACTCATGATCATCCAATGAACAAGACGTATCGACAACGATGACCAGTTCACCCGTAGGTCGGGTCACATCAGTTGGCATGCGGATGCCCTTGTGATGCAGCCTTCTGTTTGGTCTCGCGAAAGTCTGATCCACCACGATAGTGTCAACCAATGCATCGCATAGAATTTCATTCCACGGTTGAATGTCACCCTTGGTTGTTTCTATCATTGCTCTAGCGTGACCGCCGGATGTGTTGCCAGCCTTGCGCTCGACAAGTTCAGCCTCATTTAGCGTGGCAGATATTGCTCGCTGTTCAGCGGCCTTGCCAGCCTCATCAAGTGCATCGCCAGACTCATCGACAGCGTCGAGTACCTCGCCCCAGCTGCAGCCTGATTCTTTTTCCGGAGTCTTGGCAGGGGCATTGCCAGTAGACTGACCCTGAGAGTCACCACCCTGATCATCGCCCTGCTCGCCATCCTGTTGCTGTTGTTGCTTTTTACGCTGCTCTTTTTCAAGCGCCACATATATTTTCTCGGCAGCCCAGCCTGAGTATTTGGCATCAAATAGTCCACCTTCAGGCAGCTTAAACCCTGCCTTAATTAGCGTGTCGTTTATCGCGTAGTCGCATGCCACATTCCATAGCTCGTGGTTACGACCACCCTTCCTCAAGTGATGGCCGTGACCAACGTGGGCGCACTCGTGAGCAATTACGCCAGTGATCTGAGCGACAGGCAGCGTATCAACCCACGCGGGGTTGTAGAAAATACTCTTACCGTCAGTAGCCATCGTATCGAAGTCTTCTGAAGCAACCATCTTGAGCCTATACAGGAGGCAGGCATAGAAGGGATGATCAGTTACCATCCGGCTCTTAGCTTTATTTATTTTTACAGTCATGATCGTGTCCTTAATCAAATAATCCGTTGAGTTTAGAGGCAATGTCGCGAGCAGTTTTTGCAGCGTTCTTACGTTCAGCGGGGTCATCGCGCAGTTTCTGCGGATCGAGGTCGCGCATTCTAGATAGCAAGTCGTTTGCTACCTCAGTCAACGCTGGGTCATTGGTCAGGTTGATATGCGGTAGTGTCTCCGCGAGTTCCTCGATTGCAGTGACTGTTGTGTCACTAAACTTCGACGCTCGCTGCTGTCCTTGAGCCTTGATGCCGTGACGATCCATGCCATCGATGAAAGTGTTAAGCACGTTAGTGACACGCTTGTGAATAGCCTTCATGCCTGCTTCCACGCGCTCGTTTGCATCAGCTTCGACATCAGCCTCGATCTGTCTGATCCGCTCTGCTGGGAGCCTCAGTTGAGCAGGCACATCATCGCCAGACGTAATCGGGAACAGGCTGTACTTGATGCTGTACTTATCAACGATGTCTTCGACGTTAGGGTAGTCACTAGCCTTGAAGGCATCGCCCAGTTTAAGTTGATCATCGCGGACGATGTTCAGCCATTCGTTGCGTAACTCGATCTTAAGCTCTTCGAGCCTGTCATTTTTAGCCTTCAGGTCATCTTCAAATTTTTTCAGGTTATCGACCACGATAAGGTGTTTGCCCGTGTCCCACGGAACGCACCATCGACGGACAACCTGATTGCCAATCTGACCAATGAGCTTGTTGAGTTCCTTGATCACTGGCCCTTTGGCGAGTGGCTTCATGACCCTCAGTGATCGAGCCTCAGCATTCTTGTCGCTGACGATCTCGACACTGAGGTTTCTATCTTCGATGGTGTTGCTCCACTTGGTGCATTCAACCTTCACGATTAGTGCGTTGTTTTGTAACTTATCCATGACATATCTCCGTTAGATAACTGTTGATTGAGTTTCGATTTTGAAATTAATGTAAGCCTGTGTTGCTTGCAGATTGGGGTCACGATTAGTCGCTATCAAAAAGAATACCGACAGCAATTCCTCATGCATGCGCTTGATGTACCGCACGGCGTTGTCGATATTCTTGCTGGTCACTCGCTGCGCTAGTGTGGTCGCTATTGCATATCGAGTACCTAACTCGTTCTCTGACGGCACATCCGCATCGTCTGGATTCCTGAGGATCAGATTGGCATCCGGTAGATTATTTAGAATCTGCAGGAACCCCATAAATGTAGCTGCAGGGCCAACGCCCACTGCGCCAGCTATTGGAGCTTGCAATAGGTTATGTGGCAGCAATGAATAGAGAATGTTGCTAACTGAGTGCCAGCCTCTGGGTTGAGCAGCTGCCGTATGGCCCTTTGGTATGCCTCCGTCAGGGTATTCGAGTAACAGACCAGCCTGATCAATCGTGCCATCGCCCTTCAAAGTTGGCTTGCCTTTCCAATCCATAAATGCAACGACGAACGGGTGAAAGCCTTCTGGCATTTCATCGAGCCCAAGTTTCTTGCGAAGCCCAGCAACGCGATGATCGACAGGTGCCCGTACCGCGTATTCTTTCCATTCATCTGGGTCAGCGGTCACGTTGAGTTGAGTTTCAAAGCGCGTCATCAACGCAGCGTCATGCCGACCGCGTACACCAGCGCCATCGCAAGGGCGGTTACTCGCCGCAATTATTCGCCACCCAATAGGTAACTCATAGTCTCCCAGCTTCCCTTCAAGAAACTGATACAACGCTCGCTGGGTGGACTCTGAGCCAAGTAGCAATTCATCTAGAAAGACGATGCCAAATTGCCCATCACGCTCGACGCGGGGTAGCCAGTCTGGCGTTGCAAAAAATGTACGTCTGTCCTCAGTATCGGGAATGCCTCGCGTGTCGGTGCTGTCTATCTGGCTGGCGCGAATCTCGATCAAGCCCCAGTTTTGACCAGTGGTTTCATTCAGCCTCACGGCCAGTGCTTTAATGATGGCAGACTTGCCAATGCCAAAGGGCCCATGCAGGAACACGGGCTTGTTGCTGACAGGCAATAGTGCCTCGATAATCTGAGATGCCTCGTTAAGTGTGACTGTTTCAATGTTGCTAAACATATAAATTACTCCTAGTAATTGCAGTGGATTCTGCATAGCCCCTGAGGGCTTTCACGGGGTATCCGGCCCCGATCATCAGTGCAGTTAATCATCGTTGTCCGTCAGCCTGTCGAGTAGGAACAGGGCAGTCAGTGACCCTCCTAGGCAAATTCCAAATCCGATAAGGCATAGGTGAATTAATAACATTCTTACTCTCCAGATAGTTTGTTAATTTTATTGAGGTCGCGGGCAGATACTTTAATATCCTGTTCCATTCGGTCGATTGAGTAATCTGACAGCCCTGCAAATATTTCTCTAGTGACTGTTCTCGCTGCATCCTGCGCTGCTATTTGTGCGCTAATGCCTAGCTGTTGAGATGCCCGCAATGCATTTTCCTCAGCCTCATAGATTGCTTTTAGCTGATCCAAGCTAAGTTGACCGATGATCCGCTGCATCGCTTCAGATATGATTGAACGCCTAATTTCCTGTTTGCCTGTATATGTAGCCATTAGTTGTTTTCCTTATTTGTTAATGAATTTCAAATCGTCGGCGTGAGGGCAGAAAATGATTAAAAAATCTTCGATGTCACCCTCCCAAAAAGTCTTAAATGTTTCTCTTCCGTAGTCAGAAAAATCAACGTCAGCCAAATCAACAAGGACATCTTTCTTAACTCGCTCCTCAGCGATGATGTACGTTCCCGCAATGGTGTAACGGTAGTCAGTGTCGGCATGTGAGTCGTGATCCTGAGTCATCTCAGCCTGCTCGTTTGCCCTAATGAAAGTGTTGATATTGGTTATCGGTGCAATGATTGGATTAGTCATTACATCTCTGTTGTATTTATTTATAACCGCATCGTTGCTCAAATATCCGGCGGCACCTATCGGATAACCGTCATGATGAATGTAAGCAGTGTGAGTGCCCGCCCAATCACTGACGAATTTGTAAGTGGCTCTCGTTGACATTGTTAGTGCTCCTTGTTGCAGTGCAACATAAGTATGTTAGTCCCGTGGGGGAATTTGAATATCTCACATAGACATGTGACATGCAATAGACACTGGATGATAAATGACAATAAACACTGTGATCAGTGGAGTTCAGCAATTAATTACTGGGGTGCTGTAAGTCGGTCACCACTGATGTGCATAACGTAGTTGTAGGTCATGAATAACCAGCTACATATAGTGGTAGATATTGTCCTGTCGTAAGTCATTGATATATAAGGCGTATTCGCTGTAAGGCGTTTTCTGTCATAAGTAGACCCATGATCAAGGGTAGTCTGAAAAGCCCTCAGATCGGCTCAGAATGCGTCTAATGCGTGTCAAGTATTAAGTGATAAATGTTAACTTGAAAGGCATGTTTGCTGTCAGATGTCAACGTTGACAAGTAGCACGTTTATGTGATCAGCGTTTCTGCTGATGTAGAATCCGGACATTAATCATTGACGGGTAAATGAACATGGCAACGAAACAACTAACGCCAAAAATGCTCCACTTCACTCGATGCGTTGCATCCGGCATGACGCAAGCTGATGCATACAGGGAGGCTTACGAACCTTCGGACTCAACCACGGCTGCTAGCATCCATACACTAGCGTCACGGCTCATGGGCAGGGTTGAGATAAGGTCGAGGGTGGACGCGCTAATTGTTGCTAGGGAGAGGGCTGTAGCAGCTTCTGCGGTCACGGACAGGGACAAGGTGCTGAGCAAACTTCGGGGATGGATGGACAACGCTGAGCCCACGGATACAGCCAAGCTTCGCGCTGCTGAATTGCTTGGCAAGGCCGCTGGGCTGTTCACTACGGAAGTCAACGTGACTACTCGTGACAGAGATGCCAGCGAGGTCGCAGCTGAGCTTCAGAGTAAGCTAACAGGACTGCTGAGTCGCGACGATGACCAGCAACCAGCTCGCGAGGCAGGCGATGAGGTGCATTAAGCTGGCGTGGGGCAGGCCCCTAGGCATACCCCCACCCCCCCCTGAGCGCGGGCCGTACCTGCTTCGCATATACATAGTAATACACTCATATAATTACCTTTTTTTCTGGTAGTATGCATGTCACATGTATTTTGTCGCCCCTTTTGTTTTCAGCTTTTGCGTCAGGAGTCCCATGCCCCCAAAATTTTTTTCAAATTTTTGACTTCATAGTTGACTTGCTTGTCAAGCGGCGTAATATGCTAAGATCAAAGTGATAACTGCGTACTAAGTAGGCTACTAAGACGAAGTAGTCTAGGTCGTTTCCCTTGAGGGGAACGACACTAGGTGTGCAATATCTTAGGAGTCTACTATTAAGTAGCCTGCTAAGTATAAGTAGGCAACTAAGACTAAGTAGAGGGCTAAGTTTTAAGTATGGCTATAGAAGATAGAATAGATCCTAGTCTATTGCAGAATATTGATAAGCTACCAGCTAAGGATCAGGAAGAGATCTTACTTCTTCTTGAAGAGTTGGATGATGCTGAAAAGAAGCAAGACGCTAGGGATAGCTTTATAGGATTTGTTAATAAGGTTTGGCCTGCTTTTATTGAGGGTAGGCACCACAAAATAATGGCGGACGCTTTTGATAGGGTTGCCAGTGGGGATCTTAAAAGACTAATAGTTAATATGCCGCCAAGGCATACCAAGTCTGAGTTTGCTTCATTCCTTCTCCCGGCTTGGTTTTTAGGCAACTACCCTGAAAAGAAGATAATTCAAACTGCTCACACCGCAGAGCTTAGTGTTGGCTTTGGTCGTAAGGTTAGAAACCTTGTGAACAGTGATGACTATAAGTCTATATTCCAGAACGTGCTGTTGAGGTCTGACTCTAAGGCCGCTGGTCGATGGAGTACAAACAAGGGTGGTGAATATTTTGCCATCGGTGTTGGTGGCGCAGTCACAGGTAAAGGCGCAGACCTTCTTGTGATCGACGACCCTCATAGTGAGCAGGAAGGTCAAAGCTCAGACTCGTCAGTCTTTGATCGCGTCTATGACTGGTACACCTCTGGGCCTCGACAGCGCCTTCAACCCGGAGGCGCTATTGTACTTGTGATGACTCGTTGGCATAAACGGGATTTGACAGGTCAGATTCTCAAATCATCTTTACAAAGAGCAGGTTCAGATGAGTGGGAGCTTATAGAGTTCCCGGCTTTAATGCCTTCTAATGAGCCTTTATGGCCTGAGTTTTGGCCGAAAGAAGAGCTGGATGCGCTAAAGAATGAGTTACCTGCACCTAAATGGAATGCTCAGTATCAGCAGAATCCAACATCAGAAGAAGGCGCGTTAGTTAAAAGAGAGTGGTGGAAGGTCTGGGAAAAAGATAATCCGCCAATGTGCGAGTTTATTATTCAGTCTTGGGACACCGCTTTTCTTAAAACCCAAAGAGCTGACTTCTCTGCTTGCACAACGTGGGGCGTATTTTACCACCCGGACGGATCTGGCATTGAACAGCCAAATATTATTCTTTTAGATGCCCATAAAGAAAGACTGGAGTTTCCAGAGCTTAAAAGAAAAGCTTACGATATGTGGGTTGACTGGCAACCGGATGCGTTTATTGTAGAAGCCAAGGCGGCAGGCACACCGTTAATCTTTGAATTAAGATCTATGGGCATACCTGTTTCTGAATACACCCCCTCTAGAGGTAACGACAAGATTTCTAGGGTAAATGCTGTATCAGATTTGTTTGCATCCGGGATTGTTTGGGCACCCGAATTAAGATTTGCAGAGGAAGTGATAGAAGAGTTTGCAGCTTTCCCTGCTGGAGAACACGATGACTTAGTGGATTCCTCTACACAGGCGCTACTAAGATTTAGGCAAGGTGGATTCTTAAAGCTAAATAGCGACGAAGAAGACGAGCCGTTTTATTCCAAGAAGGCTGAGTATTACTAATGGCCTTCTTACAAAGTAACATTCCGTACTTTAAATGCTGGGTTAGAAAAGAATACACGCATAACAACCAGAAGTATCATGGAGAGTTTTTGCATGCAATGGTTGTGGCTGTTACAACAATGCCAAAAAGATGCTTAAGCTTTCAGGTTATTTTTACTGGCGCTGAAACTTACGATGAGGAAGATCAGCAAAACATTCATGGCGGGGCCATGTGGGCAAGAATGCCCATCACCGCATTAGTAGGCGACACTCCTTTTGAAGAGTGGCCTAAGGAGTTACCTGTCTGGGCAGCACAGCCTTGGGACTGTATGTCACATACCCATGCGGTTTATCAGATAGAAAGAGCAAGCCCAGCGCCTTGGCTTGCCAAAGTAGACGGAGAGTTTTACCCCGCAAAGTATTATTTTACTGTAGACTATACCGATAACGAAGTAGCGGATGACCCAGCACAGCACAAACAAAGTCATGTGCTAGAGCTGCTTGACGCTGGGGAGTACACAGGAAATATTGTTGCGCTGCCTAATAACAGGGTAAGAGTTACGCATCCAGCTTGGTTTGAGACTGGGGTTGGTGCGCCAGACTTTAGACCTAATCAACGAACCTACAACTCGAAAGATGATGTAGAGTATATTCATGACACAAAGCGAGTTTTTGACAACTTGTACAGTGAGGATTAAATGAAGAAAACTAAAGGTTACATGTCGGGTGGTAAGACCAAAGGCATGTCCAATGGCGGTAAATTAAAAATGACCACCAACAAACAGGGTAAAGAGGTTCCTTTCTTTGCTGCTGATGGCGTTGGCAAGATGAGTGCTGGTCGAAAAGTTCCGGGCGCTAAGGGTTATTTTATGGGCGGCAAAACCAAAGGCATGGCTAAAGGTGGTAAGACTGGAGGCAAAACAATGGCTCGTGGTTCTGGTGCAGCAAGACCTCAAGTATTTAGAAAGGATGGCTAATGGCTATTGATAGAAGTTTGCGCTCCAATCCCTTAATAGGGGAAGGACAGGGTCTTGAGATTGAAATAGAAAATCCCGAAGCCGTTTCTATTGAAACAGAAGATGGCGGCGTTATTTTAGATTTTGATCCGGATGCAAGCACACTAGCTTCACTAGGGATGCTTCCTCATGACGCTAACCTAGCTGATGTTGTTGATGAGGCAGAACTAAATACAATTGCTTCAGATTTAATTGGACAGTTTAAAGCAGACAAAGAAAGCAGGGCTGATTGGGAAAGAGCTTACGTTGACGGTCTTGATCTTCTTGGGCTAAAAAACGAGGACAGAACTACGCCTTGGGATGGAGCCTGCGGAGTTTTTCACCCGCTACTATCTGATTCAGTTATTAAGTTCCAGTCACAATCTATACAAGAACTGTTTCCTGCAAGCGGCCCTGTAAAAACATCTGTTGTTGGCACGATCACAGACGATAAGGAAAAGCAGGCTTATAGAGTCCAGAACTATTTAAACTACTTGCTAACAGAAAAGATGACAGAGTATCGCTCTGAAACAGAAAAGATGTTGTTTTCTTTGCCCTTAGCAGGCAGTGCGTTTAGAAAAATTTACTACGATCCCGGTATGGGCAGACCCTGCAGCATGTTTGTCCCGGCTGAAGACTTTGTTGTTAGCTATGGCGCTGCCGATTTAACAACTTGTGAAAGAGCAACGCATATAATGAAGCGTTCGTCTAATGAGATTCGCAAGTTGCAAGTGTCAGGATTCTATAGAGACATAGATCTTGGGGCACCATCAAATAATGTTGATGAAATACAGGAAAAATACAACAGATTGACTGGCGATAGTGCCAGTTATGACCTTGACTCTAGACACACGATACTTGAGATCCAAGTTAACTTAGATCTTTTGGGATTTGAAGACGAAGAAAACGGCGAACCTACCGGAATAGCCTTACCTTATGTTGTTTCTATTGATTCAGGCTCTAGAGATGTCCTGTCTATAAGAAGAAACTGGTATGAAGGAGATGATCTTAAGATTAAGCGAGAACATTTTGTTCATTACCAGTACGTTCCCGGACTAGGATTCTATGGATTTGGTTTAATCCACATGATTGGAGGATTAGCCAAGTCTGCTACCTCTTTGCTGCGCCAATTAGTAGACGCAGGTACTCTGTCCAACCTTCCGGGCGGTCTTAAGTCTAGAGGACTTAGAATTAAAGGCGACGATACGCCAATTATGCCGGGAGAATTCCGGGATGTAGACGTTCCGGGCGGTGCAATCAGGGATAACATTAGTTATTTGCCTTACAAAGAGCCAAGTAACGTTCTATATCAGTTAATGGGCGACATTGTAGAAGAAGGCAGGCGATTTGCGTCCGCAGGAGACGTAAAAGCAGCAGATATGAACGCAGAAGCACCTGTCGGGACAACATTGGCTATACTAGAGCGGTCAATGAAGGTTATGAGCGCGATTCAGGCCCGATTACACGCTTCTATGCGGGTAGAATTGCGTATATTAAGCGGTCTTGTCCGTGATTTTGGCCCAGAAAAGTACCCATACCTGCCTGATAGCAACGATTTAGTGTCCGAGGACTTCGATGACCGTGTAGACATCATACCCGTTAGTGATCCTAACGCTGGAACGATGGCTCAAAGGATAATGCAGTACCAAGCGGCGCTACAATTAGCCGCTCAAGCACCCGAAATGTACGACATGCCGTTATTGCACCGTCAAATGCTGGATATCCTAGGCATTCAGGACGCAGATAAGATTGTTCCTACAGAAAAAGACATGAAGCCCACTGATCCAGTCAGTGAAAACATGGACATTATTAATGGCAAGCCGCTTAAGGCGTTTATCTACCAAGATCACGAAGCTCATATTCAAACTCACATGAGCCTAACTGAGAACCCTCAGGTTATGGAGATTATGGGCAAGAGTCCTAATGCAAAGAAAGCAATTGCAGAAATGGCGGCACATGTTCAAGAGCATTTAGCATTTAAGTACAGACAAGAAGTCGAAAAAGAATTGGGCGTAGAGCTTCCTAGTCCAAACGAATCGCTGCCTGAGGATATTGAATACAGAATATCTAGACTAGTAGCGCCTGCTGCAGCGCAAATAACAGGCAAAGCTGCAAAAGAACAGCAAGCAGAACAAGCACAAAAGAATATGCAAGACCCTATTGTTCAAATGCAAATGCAGGAACTTCAGATTAAACAACAGGAAGTTCAGCAAAAAGCGCAGTCAGAAATGGCTAAGATAGAGCTTGATATGCAAAAAGCAATGGCTAAGGCTCAGCTTGATAAAGAAAAACTAGATCAACAAGAGCGACTAGAAACAGCAAAGCTTGGCGCAAAGATAGCTGAAACAAATTCTAGGGAAGAACTTGAATCAGCAAGGATAGCTGCACAAGATCAGCTTTCTGGCGCTAAGTTAGGCGTTGAAGTTGCAAAAGATATTATGGGTAATAAATGACAAAAGAAGTAGACATGTTTGACTATTTAAGGTCAAATGTTAACGATCAAATGAAAGACATCAATGACCACATAAGCAGTGGTGGATGTAAAGATTATCCGGAGTACACTAAGTGCTGCGGAATAATACAAGGTCTAGCTCAAGCAGAGCGAGAGATCTTGGACGCTAAGTCTCGATATGAGAGAGCGCAATAACGACTCTAGGCGTTTCCTAGTGCAAGCGACTTCGGGCGTTATCCCGATGCAAGGAGAAGATATGAGCGAAGCTGCTCAGCCAATAGAGACTGAAGAGTCTCGAAACGCAACTCAACTGCCTGAGCCTAAGGGCTACAAGATATTGATTGCGCTACCAAATCCTGAGTCAGAGTATGATGGCGGGATTATTAAGTCTATGAAGACTATTCAAGAAGAAGAGCTTGGATCTATTTGTGGCATGGTTCTTAAAATGGGGCCAGATTGCTACAATGATCCAAACAGATTTCCTTCCGGCTCTTTTTGCAAAGATGGCGATTGGATCATAATGAGATCTTATTCAGGTACTCGATTCAAAGTTCACGGCAAAGAGTTTAGGTTAATCAACGATGACAGTGTCGAAGCTGTAGTTGAAGATCCAAGGGGGATTGTTAAAGCATGAGTGAATTATTAGAAAACGAAAGTTCTGAGGATTCTTCTCATAGCGCAGAAGATAAATTTTTCGGCATAAAAACTACGCACGGAAAAAAGAAAGAAGCTGATACAGGCTCTGAGTCTAGCGAGTACGAGTTTGAGATAGTTGATGACCGTCCTCAAGAAGACAGGAGACCTGCAAAAGCCTCTCAATCTTCTGAAGATGATGATGAAGAACTTGGTCAGTATTCTGACAAGGTTCAGAAAAGACTTAACAAGCTTAAGTTTGATTATCATGAAGAGCGCCGTCAGCGAGAGTCCGCAGAAAGAATGCGGGAAGAAGCTGTTAAGGTTGCTCAGCAATATGCAAGCAAAGCTCAAGAGCAAGAGTCTCTTATTACAAGAGGTGAAGCCGCTTTAGTTGATCAAATTAGAGAACGAGCTCAGCTGCATCTTGCTCAAGCAAAAGAAGGGTATCGTAAAGCCTATGAAGAAGGCGATACGGATGGAGTTGTAAATACTCAAGAGCAAATGCTTAGGGCTCAGTCTGAAATTTCAGATATTGAAAAGTATAAAAACAACTTAAATGCTCAAGCTCAGAATGCTCAAGCTTATCAACAACAAGCTTATCAGCAGGATATTGCTAGAAGAGCTGCTCAAAATGTAGCTGCACAGCAGCAGCAAGTTCAGCCTCAAGTTACACCTGAAGCAGAACAATGGGCACAAAAAAATAATTGGTTCATGGCTGAAGGCTATGAAGATATGACTGCGTTAGCGTATGGAGCGCACACGCAGGCCGTTCGATCAGGTGTTGATGTGAGATCAAAAGAATATTTTGATTACATTGATAACAAGGTTAAGTCGGCATTTCCAGATTACGACTGGTTGGATTCAAGCGATACGAATGGCCGTAGCGCGTCCGTGACAACTGGTAGACCCTCGACGGTGGTAGCATCTTCCGCAAGGAACAATGGTGCTAAACCGCGCAAAGTACGGTTAACGGCCACTCAAGTAGCCCTCGCCAAGCGACTTGGAGTTACAAACGAACAGTATGCCCGACAAGCCGAGCTACTCTAAAGGAGAAAGGTAATGGCAACAGAGCGCACCCCCAGAGAAAACAACACGCGAAAAGAAGAACAGTACCGATCAGACGACAGTTGGTCTCCGGCATCTATTTTGCCTACACCAAAGGAACAGGATGGTTGGACATTTCGTTGGATTCGGACTAGTATTTTGGGTCAATCTGATAACACAAACGTTTCTAGATCAATGAGAGAAGGTTGGATTCCTGTAAAGGCAGAAGATCATCCAGAACTAGAACTTGTGTCAGATCTTAACTCAAGATTTGTCGGCAATGTTGAAGTTGGCGGTTTGTTACTTTGTAAAGCTCCTGCGGAGAAGATCAAGTCACGAACTGAACACTTTGAAAGAGTTGCAGCAAATCAGATGGAGTCCGTTGATAACAACTTCTTGCGTGAAAATGATCCTCGTATGCCGCTTATGAAACCTGAGCGAAATACGAGAACAACTTTTGGCAGAAGTTAATCTCAAAAAGAGAGGCTTCTAATAAGTAAGGAGGCCAATAATGGCTACTACTGCAACCCCTATGGGTGCCGAACCAGTTGATACTTTGAGTGCGAGTGGCTCGTTTACGGGCAAAGTTCGTCATATCAAAATTGCAAGTGGTTATGGCACTGCTATCTTTTACGGCGATTTCGTAAAGTTAGTTGCTGCTGGCACTGTTGAAAAAGCCGCTGTAACAACTTCTGTTGTTGCTGGCACCGTTGGAATCTTTGTAGGTTGTGCTTACACAGATCCTAATACCAACCAGAAAACATTTGCTCAATACTTCCCAGCGTCAACTGCCGCTTCGGATATTGTTGCGTATGTTGTTGATGATCCTAAGCTGCTGTTCCGCATGCAGGCTGACGAAGCAATTGCTCAGACTGGATTAGGCAACAACGTTTCAGCGGTTAGCACTGCTGGATCAACTTCAATCGGTCGAAGCAGAAACGCGCTAGATGGCGGCTCTATTGCTACGACTAATACACTTCCACTGCGTATCGTTGACTTCGTAGATGGCCCGACCAGTGCTGTAGGCGATGCCTATACTGACTGCATCGTGACTTATCTGCCTTTGAGTCACGCTTACGAAACCAAGCTTGGCGTATAAGGAGAATTAAGTAATGGCTATTTCAAGAGCGCAAATGCTTAAAGAACTCCTGCCGGGGCTTAATGCCTTATTTGGTTTGGAGTATGAGAAGTACGAAGATGAACACACTCTCATTTATGAGACAGAAAGTTCTGATCGTTCTTTTGAAGAAGAAGTAAAGCTGTCTGGATTTGCTGCTGCACCAGTTAAAGCTGAAGGCTCTGCCATCAGTTATGACTCTGCACAGGAGTCTTTTACAGCTCGCTATAACCACGAAACAATTGCTATGGGCTTCAGTATTACTGAAGAAGCAATGGAAGATAATCTTTACGATTCGCTTTCTGCTCGCTACACCAAAGCTCTTGCTCGCGCTATGGCATACACGAAGCAAGTTAAGTCGGTATTCCCTCTTAACAATGGCTTCTCAAATAGTTATCAGTCTGGTGATGGTGTAAACCTGTTCACTGCATCTGGTGACGGAGTAACCGGAGGTGATGGTCACCCCTTGGTTAGTGGTGGCAAAAACAACAACCGTCCTGTGACGGCTGCTGACCTTAATGAAACATCTTTGGAAAATGCAATTATTGATATTGCAGCATTCACTGATGAAAGAGGTTTGTTAATTGCTGCTCGCCCTCGTCGTTTGATTGTTCCACCCGCTTTGATGTTTACAGCAGATCGCTTGCTTGAATCTACTCAGCGAGTTGGCACAGCAGATAATGACATTAACTCTATTCGCAATATGGGCGCAATCCCAGAAGGTTATAGCGTTAATCATTACCTCACCGACAGCAACGCTTTCTTTATCATTACGGATATCCCTAATGGTATGAAGCACTTTGAAAGAACCGCACTTGAAACTTCTATGGACGGTGACTTCGATACAGGTAACGTGCGCTATAAAGCGCGTGAACGTTACTCGTTTGGAGTATCTGATCCACTTGGAGTTTACGGGTCTCCCGGTTCAAGTTAAACTTAAGGGGGGCATTAGCCCCCTTTTTGTTATAATAATTCCTGACAGATGTTTCACATGAAACACTGACAATCCCAAGACAGGAGAAATCACATGGGAACTACTACTTTTTCTGGCCCAATTAAAGCTGGAACTCTTAAAGATACTACTGGATCTACCGTTGGCACTGATGTAGCAAACGTTGGATCTGTTGTTATGGCGCAATCAGCCGTTCTAGATATTATTGGCGCAGACGCTTTAAATCAGCAAGTTGCTGTTGTTCCAGCAAACTCACAGATTGTGGATGTTATTTTAAACGTTACAACTGTAAGCAATGATGGCGGCACTGCTACAGTAGCAGTAGGAACTTCTGCTGACGGAGATGCATTTATATCTGCAACTAACGTTAAGGCACTAGCCACTACTCACGGTACTCTTGATACGGAAGCCACGGACGTTGGTACGACAGACATTTATGTTTATGCTGACTTTGTTGCGGGTAACGAAGATGGTACTACTGGAGCAGCTACAGCTACTGTCCTTTATATCCAAAACAATAACCTTTCTTAATTGTATAGGGGGCTTTGCCCCCTTTATTGGAGGACGCAATGGCTGATGCAGTAGCGACACAAACTATTCAAGACGATGGCAAAACGGCCATCTTTCGATTTACAAATGTTTCTGATGGCTCAGGAGAGGCGGCTGTCGTAAAGATAGATGCGTCTGCCCTTGCTCCAGATCCTATGACTAATGCTGCCTGCTCTTCCGTAACGATTCAGCAGATTTATTATGTGACTATCGGTATGGGCGTAAAGATACTTTTTGACGCAACTACCGATGTTCTTGCTTGGCAGCTTCAATCTGACTGGTCAGACACTTTAGACTTCACAGGATTTACAGGTATCCCTAATAATTCTGCAGCAGGTAAAACTGGCGACATTTCGTTTACTACAGTAGGCGCAAGCAGCGGTGATGTTTATAACATTGTTATGCAGGTTAGTAAGAGTTACGGATAATGGCAGCTAAAAAGAAAGCGCCAGCTAAGAAAAAAGCTAAGTCTCGTGTTAATGAAGCGGGCAACTACACCAAGCCTGCTTTAAGAAAGCGATTGTTTAATCAGATTAAATCTGGATCTAAAGGTGGATCAAGCGGCCAGTGGTCTGCTAGAAAAGCTCAGATGTTAGCAAAACGTTACAAGGCTGCTGGCGGAGGTTATAAAGACTAATGGCTCTTAAGAAACCTCAGAAGTCCCTTAAAAAGTGGACAAAAGAAAAGTGGGGAACCAAGTCTGGCAAACCTTCTACCCAAGGTAAGACGGCTACGGGTGAGCGTTATCTGCCAAAGAAAGCTATAAAAGCTTTAACCGACAAAGAGTATAAAGCTACTTCTAGAAAGAAAAAGTCTGACAAAGAAAAAGGTAAGCAGCATTCACCACAGCCAAAAAAGATAGCAAGGAAAACTGCGAGGCATAGATAATGGCTACTAGAAAGCCAGCAAAAGGAAAAGCAAAGGTTAAGGTAACTTCGACTGGAAAGAAAGTTAGCTACGGACAAGCGGGTAAAGCAAAAGGCGGTGGCCCAAGAGTTAAGCCGGGAACAAGCAAAGGCGACAGCTATTGTGCAAGAAGTTTGGGCATTAAGAAAAGACTCCCTAAGAAAAAACAAAACGATCCAAATACGCCAAACAATCTTTCTAGAAAACGATGGAAGTGTTCTGGGGCCAAGTCTAATCGAAAGTAATAAATTTGGAGAAAAGTAATGGGTTTAAAATTAACAGACATTTCGCCAGCAGCCTCTTTAATTAAAGGTGAAGGACTTATGAATTACGCAGGTATCATTCCTGCGATGCTTACTGAAAAAAGAAAAAAGAACAAAAAAAAAGAAGCAGAAGCTATGGAATTAAAAGAAACAGAAAAGTTAAAAGCTGAGCGTATGGTTTCAGAAGCTTCTAAAATGAAAGCAGGCGGAAGAACAAGATCAAAGCCTATTGATGGGTTAGCTGTTCGCGGAAAAACTAAGGGTCGCTTTGTTTAATGGCTACTAGTGGCACATTTTCTTTTAACTTAGATCTTGGCGAAGCTATAGAAGAAGCTTTTGAAAGAGCTGGGTTAGAACTTCGTAGTGGTTATGATTACAAAACTGCTAGAAGAAGCATTGATCTGCTAATGCTTGAGTGGCAAAACCGTGGCTTAAACTTGTGGACAGTTAACTTTGGAACGCAAGCTTTAACTGCGGGCACAAACTCTTATACATTAGATGGCAAGATATTTGATATTGTCGAAGGTTTTCTTAGAACAGATGCCGGAGATGTGCAAAGTCAGTTTGATCAAAGCATGTCTAGGATATCTATAAGCCAATATTCTCACCTATCTAATAAGCTTACTCAGTCTAAGCCGCTAGAGTATTACGTTCAAAGAACGCCGACAGGTGTTGTCATAAATCTCTGGCCTACTCCAGATGGTCAAGAGACGTACACTTTTGGCTACTATTATATGGAAAGAATAGAAGATGCTGGTAAGCCAGCAAGCAATAACATGGACATTCCTGCTAGATACTTGCCGTGCTTTGTTGCTGGTTTAGCTTATAACTTGGCTATAAAGTATCCAGAAGCAGCAGAAAGAGCGCCTTTGTTAAAAGGAGAATACCAAGAACAATGGGACTTAGCTTCTGATGCCGCTAGAGAAAAAGCTTCTCTTTTTGTTTCTCCGGGAGGTTATCAGTTTTGAGTTATGCTAGCGGAAAGTATGCTTTTGGTTATTGTGATCGAACCGGATTCAGGTATCCAAAAAAAGATTTGGTTCCGCAGATTGTTAATCAAAGACCTACAGGCTTGCTTGTTGGCAAGGATGTTTTAGATCAAGATCAACCTCAGTTGCAGCTAGGAAAGGTTCGATTAGATGACCCTCAAGCATTAAGAAACCCAAGACCAGATCAGTCTTTGCAGGAAAGCAGAGAGTATTTTGCTTGGAATCCAGTTGGGGGCGGCGTGTCAGCTTTGGGCAGCAGAACAATTGGATTAGATATTGAAGGCCAAATAGGCAATGTGACGGTGGTGACGTAATGGCTTGGACGTTTACAACTCTTAAGCAGGCTATTCAGGACTATACTCAAAATAGCGAAACAACGTTTGTTAATAATTTGTCTGTAATTATTACGCAAGCAGAAGACAGGATTTTAAAATCTGTTCAGCTTCCAGACTTTAGAAAAAATTCTACAGGAATAACAACTTCTGGTAATGCTTACTTAGCAACGCCTTCTGATTTTTTAGCTCCGTACTCATTAGCTGTTGATAACAGTGGCTATGAGTTTTTGTTATTTAAAGACGTAAACTTTATTAGAGAAGCTTACCCAAGTTCTTCTACAGAAGGTGTTCCAAAATACTATGGATTATTTTCTGATGCTAATTTTATTATTGGCCCTACACCCCAAAGCAATTACAATGTAGAGCTTCATTACTTTTATAAGCCGGAGTCTATAACAGTCTCTTCTGATGGCACTAGTTGGCTAGGCACTAATGCAGAAAGCAGTTTGCTTTACGGATGTCTTGTTGAGTCATACACGTTTATGAAAGGAAATCCTGATTTAATGCAAGTTTATAATACTAGATACATGGAAGCTTTAGAAAACCTTAAAGCACTTGGAGAAGGTTATAGTACTACAGACAGTTATAGGTCTGGATCTGTAAGGGCTGCTAGATAATGTTTGACATAACAGTAGGAAACGTTGGCTCTGTTAAAGTACTAACAACCAATAACAAAGGATTTCCCATTGAATATTGGGCTGACAGAGCAACAAGCACTATAATATCGGTAGGAGATAAAAGCCACCCACTTATCTCTGAGCAGGCTGAAGTTTTTAAAAGCCAAATAAAAGATGTTATTTCTTTCTACATGAAAGAAGCTGTTAATAGCAATAAGACAACAATGATTGCAGAACTTGAATCTAAAGAATATCCGGAAATAGCAGAAATAATAAGGAGCCTATAATGGCTATTACTCAGGCAATGTGTACTTCTTTTAAAAAAGAATTGCTAGAAGCAAAGCACAATTTTACAGCAGCAAGTAATGTTTTCAAGCTTGCTCTTTATACAAGCTCTGCAAGTCTTGCAGCTTCGACTACAGCTTATACTTCTAGCGGGGAGTCCAGTGGTAGTGGCTATACAGCTAAGGGTGCTTTTTTAACAAGCGTAACACCTACTAGTTCTGGCACAACTGGATTTACAGACTTTAACGACCTTACTTTTAGTTCGGCTTCGGTTACGGCAAGAGGTGCTTTGATTTTTAACGAAGCAGCTTCTGGTGACCCAAGCGTTTGTGTTTTAGATTTTGGCGCAGATAAAACATCTACTGCTGGTGATTTTACAATTACCTTTCCTACAGCAGATGCAAGTAACGCCATTATAAGAATTGCGTAGAATATTTAGTGGCTAATGTCACTGTTGCGTTTCAAGGTTGGAACAGTTCTAACCAAAGCTGGGGCGATGCTGGCTGGGGAGAAAGCGTTCCTCTTGCTCAAGGATCATCTGCACTTGGCACAGTTTCGGTTTCGGCAGATGCAAATGTTTCTCTTACAGGGTTATCTGGAACATCTGCGCTTGGCACAGTTTCGGTTTCAGCAGATGCTCAAGTATCAGTTACAGGCGTATCTGCATCTGGAACTGTTGGCTCTGTATCTATTACAGCAGATTCAAATGTTTCTGTTACAGGTGTTTCGGCTACTGGTTCAGTTGGTAGTGTTACCGTTTCTGCGGATTCAGAAGTTTCTGTCACTGGTGTTGCGGCATCAGGGGGAATTAATAGTGTTACTGTTACAGCGGCTGCAAATGTTTCTCCATCAGGCTTGGCTGTCAGCGGATCTATTGGTACGGTTTCAGTTTCTGCAGATGCAAACTGTAGTGTTACTGGGGTATCTTCGACGGGTTCCATTGGCAATGTTACTGTTATCATTGATGTTGATGTTTCGGTTGCTGGAGTTTCTTGCCAAGGACAAGTCGGAACGATACTTGTTTGGAGTAAAATAAATCCTAATCAAAACCCTAATTGGAATCCTATATCTGCAAGTCAAACACCGAACTGGAGTTCTATATCTGCAAGTCAAACACCAAACTGGAGCTCTATATCCGCGAATCAAACGCCAAGTTGGAATTCAGTATCAGCAAGTCAAACACCAAACTGGCAAGAAGAGGCAGCTTAAATGGCAACGTATGTAAATGATCTTAGATTAAAAGAAATAAGCACTGGCGATGAAGCCGGAACATGGGGTACATCAACAAATACTAACCTTGAGTTAATTGGCGAAGCACTAGGTTATGCAACTCAGCAGGTGTTTAGTTCCGATGCTGACGCAACAACTACCGTTGCAGATGGTACTTCAGATCCTGCTCGTGCAATGTACTTTAAGATTACTTCTGCTGGCAGTTTGACGGCAACAAGAACTTGTACGATTGCACCTAATACTTTATCTCGCGTGATGTTTATAGAGAATGCAACTACAGGATCACAATCGATTGCAATCTCTCAAGGCTCTGGGGCTAACGTTACCATTCTTACAGGTAAAACGGCGATTGTTTATTTAGATGGTGCAGGCTCAGGCGCAGCGGTAGTTGATGCGATGGCGGGCGTTGATCCGGGCGTAACAGATACGCTGACAGAAGTGTTGGTTGCAGGTAACACCTCCGGCGGCACTAATATAGAACTTAGCACAACAGACAAAGTTCAGTTCCGCGATGCCGCAATCTACATAAACTCAAGCGCAGACGGACAGCTTGACATCGTTGCTGACACTGAGATTCAGATAGCTGCTACCACCGTAGACCTGAATGGTAACTTAGATGTATCTGGCACTGTTGTCGCAGGCGGCGTAGTAACAGCCAACGCGGGTGTAGTAGTAGATAACATTACGATAGATGGCAATGAGATTGACGTAAGTTCAGGCGACCTAACCCTCGACGTTGCAGGAGACATCCTCCTTGATGCGGATGGTGCAGACATCAAACTTTTAAATGGCGGCACTCACTGGGGTTCTCTGTACACAAACTCTACGCCAAATAATTTGTATTTGCAGAACATGGTATCAGACGGTGATATTTATTTATCCGGGTCTGACGGTGGCTCAAGCATCAATGCTATTGTTTTAGATATGTCAGAAGCAGGTGCGGCTACGTTTAACGCAGGCATCACAGCCACTACGGCTACGTTCTCCGGTGACGTTTACGCAGGCGGAGCAACAGCGCCTTATTTTACTAGTTCGGAAACAATAACAGCGCCAACCGTCGCATTTAGACCGTCTTCCGCAACTATAGCGGCTCTATATGCTGGTAACGCAACCGCTGACGGCCCGCTCATAAAACTGATGGATACCGGCGGAACCGCACGCGCGACTATTTCAATAGAAAACAGTACAGCCAAAACTCTACTCACTCCCACTCATGGATTAAAGGTGGTGGGCGATCAAGAAGTCACGGGCTCTATATCCACACCAACGCTAGGAACCTCTAACGTCCGCTTTGGTGTCAACGCAGGTAACAGCATTGTAAGCGGTGGTAATTATAATACTGTCGTGGGCGATGAAGCAGGTACTGCGATTACTACTGGTGATAACAATGTTGGCATAGGCAGTAACTCGCTTGCTTCAAACACTACAGGAACTCAAAATACTGCGGTCGGTGCTTTTTCTTTAGACGCAAACACCACGGCAGACAATAATACAGCGGTAGGCGGCTCTGCTTTAGGACAGAACACTACTGGAGCAAACAACACTGCCTTGGGCAGAAGCACTTTAACTGCAAACACCACAGGCTCTAGTAATACCGCGGTTGGTGTGGATTCCCTGCTTTCCAACACAACAGGCGAAACTAATACTGGCGTAGGTAGAAGAGCATTAGAGGACAACACTACTGGCTCCAATCATATAGCTATGGGCTACGGCGCTCTGCGGAATAACACAACAGGAAGCAATAATGTTGCCCTTGGTTATTTAGCAATGGACATAAATACAACTGGTGCTAGTAACGTGGCCGTGGGTTTTCAGGCGCTAAAAGCAAACACAACTGCCTCTAACAACACAGCGATGGGTTACAACTCTTTAAGCGCAAACACCACAGGAACTGAAAATGTTGCCGTGGGTACTAATTCTTTAGATGCAAATACGGAGGGTTCTTATAACTCAGCCCTTGGCTATGGCGCTTTAGGTGGAAATACAACAGGAGTAAGAAATTCTGCTTTTGGTAGAGAGGCTTTAGTAGCGAACACCACAGGAGACTATAATGTCGCTGTCGGCATGGGTTCTTTAGACGCTAACACGACTGCAGATAATAATACAGCAGTGGGCTATGCTTCTTTAGGTGCAAACACTACAGCTTCTGGCAACTCAGCTTTTGGTTATACCTCTTTAGCATCAAACACTACAGGTAATGCGAATGTTGCAGTAGGACAAAGCGCACTGTACGCGAACACCACCGGCACACAAAACACCGCAGTAGGCACAGTATCTTTAGACGCAAACTCTACTGGCGGAAGCAATACCGCAGTAGGTACAAGTGCTTTAGGTGCTAATACCACAGCTTCTAATAATACTGCGGTAGGAACAGGTGGTTTAGCAGCAAACACCACAGGCACAAACAATACGGCAGTGGGTAGAAGTGCTTTAAATGCAAACACCACAGGCACACAAAATACCGCGGTGGGTAAAGGCGCAGGTTCATCTATTACTACAGGCAGTTATAGTGTCTTTATAGGAGATGCTGCCGGAGATGCTGTAACTACTGCTGACAGTAATGTGGCAGTTGGTCAAAATGCACTGACAAGTACCACTACCGGAACTGCAAATACTGCCATAGGTAGACAATCTTTACAAATCAATACTACTGCATCAAATAATACTGCTGTCGGCCATCAGACTCTTTTAAATAATACTGGTGCTGGAAATACCGCATTAGGAGCTTTTGTTTTAGACGCTAACACGACAGGTACGACAAACACTGGTCTTGGATATGCAGCTTTAAGTAGTAATACCACGGCAGCAAATAACGTAGCAGTTGGCAATAGTGCTTTACTTTCAAACACCACAGGCGCAAACAACGTAGGGGTTGGTGATACTGCTCTATACGCAAACACCACCGCTTCTTACAACACGGCAGTGGGTAAAAGTGCTTTAGTAGCGAACACCACAGGTGATCACAATGTAGGTATGGGCTATCAAGCTTTACATGCTAACACTGTCGGTGATAGGTCAGTAGCAATAGGAAATAATGCGCTACGTCTGCAAAACCCTGCCTCAAATACAGACATGTATAACGTTGCTATCGGTTACGATGCAGGGCAAACAGTAACCACAGCTACCCGCGCTACCCTAATCGGCGGTCTTGCAGGTGATGCTCTTACTTCTGGAGGTTCTAACGTAGCGGTTGGTTATAGTGCGTTAGGCGCAACCACCACAGGCGCTGCTAATGTAGCATTAGGTGATGCCGCATTAAACTCCAACACTACCGCCTCTAACAACATTGCCGTTGGACATCATGCTTTATCAGCAAACACCACAGGTACTTATAATGCAGCTATTGGTTCGTCTGCGTTAGTTGCTGAGACAACAGGAGGCAGGTCTATTGGCATAGGCTATTTTGCTTTAGGTAGTCAAAACTTTACCGATTCAACTGCTGCTTATAATATAGGCATTGGACACAACGCCGGAGCAGCAATAACCACAGGCGCATCTAATACGCTTGTAGGTGGACGCGTTGGAAATGCAATTACTACTGGCCATTCTAATTCTTTTATTGGGCGCGACTCAGGTTTCGGCATAACAGAAGGTAATCAAAATGTAGCAATGGGACGGTTAGCTTTAAGGCTAGATACTAAAGGAACTGGCTCAGTCGCTATTGGTTACGAAACGCTATACAACCAAAACTTTACAACGGCAACTACTACCTACAACACGGCTGTCGGGTACGGCGCAGGTAATGCAGTAACCACAGGCACAGAAAACACGTTAATCGGTGCACTTGCAGGGGATGCGCTTACTGTCGGAAACACTAATGTTGCAGTAGGAACCCATGCTCTTAGTGCTGATACCAAAGGCGATAGAAACGTAGCTATTGGACGAGCCGCACTACAGTCTCAAAACTTTACAACTTCTACAGATTCTTATAACACAGCAGTTGGTTACGGCACTGGAGAATTAATAACCACAGGTGTTCAGAACACCCTGATCGGTGGTTTAGCAGGTGATGCCTTAACTGATGCAGATAATAATGTTGCTGTCGGGTATAGCTCTTTAGGCGCTAACACTGTAGGTAGTCGCTCAACCGCTGTTGGTACTTATGCACTTGAAGTTCAAAACCCTGCTTCAGCAGCTAACATGTACAACACAGCATTGGGTTATGGTTCAGGACAATCAGTAACCACAGGCACAAACAATACCCTTATGGGTGGCTTATCAGGCAACTCTCTTACTACGGGCAGTCAGAACGTGGCACTTGGCCTGAATGCGCTGCAAACGGAAGACACTGGCGGCAGGAGTGTTGCGATTGGTGCTTATACATTAAACGCACAGAATTATGATGGTCTTGCCTATAATACAGCGGTCGGTTATAGCGCAGGTAATGCAGTAACCACAGGCACAGAAAACACCCTCATTGGTGGACTAGCGGGTGATGCTTTAACAGATGCTGATTATAATGTTGCTATAGGTTATTTAGCTTTATCAGGCGATACTTTAGGCTCAAGGTCAGTAGCCATAGGTCGTAGTGCATTACAAGTTCAAAACTTTACTTCAGCTACAAATGCTTACAATGTTGCTATTGGTTTTCAATGTGGAGATTCAGTAACCACAGGCGTTCAAAATACGCTCATCGGTGGATTAACAGGTGATGCTTTAACTGACGCTGATTATAACGTAGCACTAGGCTATCACGCCTTATCAGGAGATACATTAGGAAGTAAAACAACAGCGATTGGTGTAGGCGCTTTAGAAGCGCAAAACTTTACATCAGCTACAGATTCTTTTAACACAGCCGTGGGGTATACAGCAGGAGCCGCAGTAACCACAGGCGTATCTAACACCCTAATCGGTGGTCTAGCAGGTGATGCGTTAACAGACGCTGATTTCAACATAGCTATTGGCGTAAACACTTTAGGGCAAGAAACGCTAGGAAGCAGGTCAACGGCTATAGGTTATGCTGCGTTGTTTACGCAAAATAACACCTCAGCAACAGATGCAAATAACACTGCTGTTGGTTATGTTGCAGGTTATAGCATAACAACCGGCTCTAATAACACGCTTATGGGTGTATCAGCAGGAGCCGCAGTAACCACAGGCGTAAACAACACATTCGTGGGTGGTCTTGCAGGTGATAATGTTACAAGCGGGACTCAAAACACTCTTATAGGCGCACAGGTTGAAGCTGAAGC